TGGCGGACAGTGAGGGATTCAAACCATAACCCCTGCCATGTCCAAAATTACCAGCAATTACTGATAGTTTTTTCATTTTGACCTCTAGGTTGCCGCTCGATTAGTCGATTTTTGGCTTTTCTAGGTTCACAATCAGTGACACAACAGGGGCACTTGTGCAAGAGGGAAATTGCCGTGAATATCCCCGTCATGAAAAAGATCGTGCCGTTCCTGCGCCCAGGACACGACCAGTATTATATCAGGAAACGGGTTCCCGCGCGCTATGCACCGGTCGAGCCTCGCCAGATCGTGCAGGTCTGCCTGTTCACGGACAGCCAAGACGTGGCCCGCCGGAAGGCGCCCGAGGTCTGGAACCAGATGATTGAGGCCTGGGAAGCCAAGCTGGACGGCAAGGACACCGAAGGCGATGCCCGGCTGGCCGCCGCCCGCAACCTCGCCCAGCGGCGCGGCTATCGCTACCTCGATGCCGCCGACGTCGCCAATCTGCCCCTGCAGGACCTTCTGGAGCGCATCGCCTCCATCAAGGACAGCCGGGGCCGGATCGACATGGCCGAAGCCGATGCCGCCCTGGGCCTGCCATCGGCGTCCGCGATCAAGGTCAGCGAAGCCGTCGATCACTTCTACAAGATCGCGGAAGAACGGGTGATCGGCAAGAACGACGACCAGCTGCGCAAGCACCGCAACCCGCGGGTCAAGGCCACGGAGGCTTTCATTGAAGCCGTTGGCGACAAGAACCTGGCCGACGTCACGGCCGAAGACATGTTCGAGTTTCGCCGCGTCCTGACCGGCCGCGTCAAGCGGGGCGAGATTAAGGCGTCATCGGCCAACAAGGACATCACCCATCTGCTGGCCCTCTGGGGACCGGTTGCCGCATCCAAGGGCTTTAAGCTGCAATTCGAGAGCAAGGGGCTGCGGTTGAAGGAAGGGGCCGATGATGACGAAAGCCGCCTGCCCTTCTCGGAGTCCTGGATCCGCGACAAGCTGTTGGCGCCAGGCGCCCTGGCCGGGCTCAACAAGGACGCCCGCCTGATCCTGCGCGGCATGGTCAACACAGGGGCCCGGCCGTCCGAGATCGCGGGCCTCATGCCCGAAGACATCAAGACCGATGCCGAGATCCCGCACATCGTCATCCGGCCCAACGAGAACCGCACGATCAAGAACGCGCAGTCCCGCCGGGAAATCCCGCTGGTCGGCGTCAGCCTGGAAGCGTTCAAGGAGGCCAAGGGCGGCTTCCCCCGCTATGCCAAGAACAGCGCCAGCCTGTCGGCCACGGTCAACAAGTTCCTCAAGGAAAACGGGCTGCGCGAGACGCCGGAACACAGCCTCTACGGGCTGCGCCATTCGCTTGAGGATCGGCTTCTGCGCGCCGGCGTCGATGAACGGATCCGCATGGACATTCTGGGCCACCAGATCAAGCGGGAACGCTATGGCGAAGGCGGCGGGTTGGCGTTCGTGCGCGATCAGTTGTTGAAGGTGGCGCTTTAGGCGGCATGTCTCGCTGGACCCGCAAGCTGACCTTCCCTGATGACCGCGATGCGCAGGACGACTGGGTGGTGCTGCGTGAAGGCCTCGTGGTCGGGCGCGTGATCTGGGATCGCAGCCAGGGCGCCGGACGCCCGCGCTGGAGGTGGTCTGTCATCACCATGCCATCGCGCAGCGGATGGACCGACACGATGGAGGCGGCGCTTGCACAGGTCAAAGCGTCCGCCTCGGATCGCTGGGGGCATGAGCCTTACGGCTGGCCCTGATCGGCTCCTGGCCTCTTTTGCAACGCCTCCATCAATCGATTGAAGATGAGTTCATAGGCATTATGGATGTCCGGCCAAGAATCATCGATCTTGTGGCATGCGATACGGTGCTTGTCGTCGATGACAACCTCGACGGTATTGCCGCGTCGTTTGCACTTAGCATCGAAGACGAAGAAGTGCTTCGGATAGGATCCCTCGGCTCTCTCTAACGCGAGACCAAAGCGGAAGCTGAATGTCCCATCATTAAGATGTTCGATAGCGTCAAGATGGTGATCCACCCGCTTCCATTTATCCCCGTACTGTTCGCGCTCGTAGAAGGCGACATAGTTTCGTGAATACGTTGTGTCTCCATCTCGTTCGCTAAAAGACTTTGGCGCATCAAGATAGTCCCTTAGGCCGAAAACTAGTTTATGGGCGAATGCCTCGTTATCCCGCATAAACTCGCGCTCAGCGTCTTGCTTGGCCGAAAAAGCCTTCCGGAGCTCATCGTATTTACTCATCACATCCTCTATTTGAGTGATACAAGGACACACTGACAGACTCGATGGGGTCCGGAAAGACCCCTAAAATCCTTCCGAAGAATGGCATGCATTCAACTTGTTGCGCGCAACCTCTTCCTCGGCCTTCGCATCAACCAGCGCGGCAAGTTCGGCCTTCGCCCAGGCGGCAATCTCGGGATCGCTGGTGTATTCGAAACGCCAGGGCATCGGGGAAAGCTGATGCGCGACCTGCCAAGCGTCGATCGCCTCGCGGACGCGCTTCTGCAGATCGTTCTGGACCTCAAGAGTGAAATCCAGAAGCGGGTCGCCGTCCTCGTTGCATTGGTCCCATAGGCTTTCCTCGGCGGCCTCGAAGAACGTGTCCCGGTCGAACTGCAACGAAACCTGGATTGGCTTCTTTTCGGCCTCGCAGATCATGCGGTGTTCGTTGGCCTCGGCTTCCGCTTCGGCTTCTTCGCGCGTGGCATAGGGCCCGCCCGACCAGACTTCCTCGTCGTTGGACGAATACCAGGCACGGCTTCCGGCTGTCAGTTCCTCAATGGTTTTCATGTCTTCCTCTCCTTGGTCGGATGACCGTTTGCGGTTCAGGTGTCGTAATCGAGGACAAAGAAGCGATCGGCGTCGATGGGAACGGCAATCGTTCCGTGGAAATCATCGCCGCACATGCCTGGGCCGCGCTGATCGACCCATTCAGTTTCCACGCCTGCGAAATCGCTTTTCTGTTCTTTGAACTTGGACAGGTCGAAGCCTGCGCGGGCGACGATGCGCGGCTTGCTGGTGAAGCCGTTGCCGTTCATTTCCTCGCAGACGGCGGCGATGATGTTGGCCGGATCGGTCATGCCGCCTCCATCTGATCGATGTTGCGCTGATGGGCAGAAAAGGTGACGGCGACCACCCAAGGGTTTGCGTTCCAGCCGAAGCCGCGTGCCTCATTGAGGCTGTCCCACAGCCACATGAAACCCCTGGCAGCGGTGGGGCAGCTAACCCCAAGTTCAGGCAGGCCGAAGTGACGCATCCCGTCGGCGTCCCTCGGTTCCCATTCATAGATGCCCTCGGCCACGGCATCCGCTTCACTGATGTCCTGCAATCTCTGCACGCGCACATCGGTGACGATCAGGGTCAGGCGGCTGGCCCAGCGGGGCATGTGGATCGAGGGCTTCGGGCGAGTGAAGTCGCCGCTCGAAGGATTGCCGTCAGCCCAATACCACGGCGGGAGAATGCCGTCGCGATCAACGTCCAGACATTCATAGCTGAACGTCTCGCGCACCCACAGGCGGTCACCGGGGGCGAAGGACGGCTCCTGGACCTGATGGCGTGCGCAATGGATCGTGTTGCCCTCGCGCTCACCTTCGTCCTGGAGGTCGCCAAGGGTCAGGCCCCTCACTGGCTTCAACACCCGCCGCGTCTGCGTCTTGCGGCCGTCGAGGATGGCGCGGACCATTGGGCCGCTGAACAGAATGGGGCGGTCGGCCATCACAGCCTCCCCCAGAGGCCCATGCTGGACCAGAGGAAGTAGATCGCGCCGGACCAGAAGGCCACGACAAGGGCGATCAGGAACAGCAGCACGAAGGCTGCAACAGGGTCACGGGTCATGATGGGTATCCTTCGACACGGCTGCCGGAAGTGGCAGAGCCGATTGCGCCATTGAGAGGATTGTCGTTAAGCTGACCTTCACCGACCTTAATCCATGGAGAGGGCAGTTGGATAACGACAAGCTTGTCAAACAAGTAGAGAAGCTGACGGCAACGGTTGAGCAGCTGCTCAAGACGTCGAACGACTATGCGGGGCGTATCGCCGGCCTCGAGCAAGCCATGAAGCTTACCGATGCTTACATCGGTGACTTCAAGAGACAGATCGCCCAACTTGAAAAGCAACTGCAGCAGTCCGGGACTGGCCGCACGTTGCGCTAGGCAATTCACGCCCCTGCCTCCTTCCGCAGGCGGGCCAGGGCGCGCGCCTTGGCCACCGGGTCATCCTCGCCCCGCAGCGCGACGGTCGATTGTGCGGCCGCCAGTTCCCGGTCGATCCGCTCGAAGATCGGCAGAGCGCGGATGTCCCGCGCGACAACCTCGGCCATCGTGACAAGGGCGCGTTGCAGCTGCTCGATCAGCGACGGGCTGGCGATGTGTGCGGCGGTCATGGAGTAATCCTCGGCGGGGATTTGTAGGATCTGCCCGACTTGATGAGGCAGATGACTTTCTGGGTGACGCCATAGTCGGCCGCGATCTCGCGCTGCCTCCGATTGTCGGCGCGGATCTGTGCGGCCTGCTCATTGGTCAGCTTGGCCTGACCGGCACGTTCCCCTTCTCGGTGGGTTCCATGGATCAGGCGATCGGCGGCATTCTCGGCCGGCGTTGCCCAGCGCAGATGGCGGCCGTTGATGCAGGCCCGGTTCCCGCACGAGTGCGCAGCTTCATGGTCAGGCGACGGAGGTTTACCGTTCTCAATGCGGCAGGCCTCGCGGTGAGCGCCGGTCTGCTCGTAGTTGATGCAGACGTTCCCATACCCATTCGGGCCAAGGGAAAAGGGCCATATGACGCACTCGTCGTGGCCTGGCTGGCAGTTGTCGATCAGCCAAGCGAGTTTCTTTCCCATGCCGACGGGAACATGTGAAGACACGTCACCTGTCCGTCGGCGGCGTTGGTAGTGCGTGCCGCAAAGACCTCTGCTCTTGGCCGGCTCTCTGCAGCCTATAACTTCACACGTCCGCATCGTCAGGCCATCCCAAGCGCGGACTTGTAAAGCTCCAAGATCGCCTCCTCCTCCGCCACGTCATCCCGATCCCGCTTACGCATGGCGATGACCTTTTTCATCACCTTGACCGAGTAGCCGCGGGCCTTGGCTTCCGCGAAGATCTCCTTCTCGCGCTCGGCTGCATCCTTCTTCTCGGCAGCCATCTGTTCGGCCCGTTCGATGAAACTGCGAAGTTCTTCGGCTGCGACGGAATAGGCTTGGTCGCTCACGGCGGTATCCTCCGGGGTGTTCTTGACGGGGGGCGCCTTCCGGCGTTTGCGGTCGGCGTCGCCCATTCGCTTGGCTGCGGCGAAGAACTCGTCTTCCTTCATGGTGACAGACTTGCCGCCGGCGCTGATCGTCATGGTGGTATCCTTGGGCATGGCTGACCTCACACGCGCATGGGCATGATCACGCCCAGCCAATTCGGATCTTGGGACAGGACGGTTGCCGCATCACCTGGACTGGTCACTTCCAGCCGGATGGTCCCGAACGCATGGGTGAAGGTCCGCAGGTAGTTGGCGTTGAAGCCCACGGTGAAGGCGCCCTTGGCCTCGATCGGCAGAACGAAATCCAAGCCTTGGCTGCGGTCACGGACGGCCAGCGTAGCGTTCGGCAGATCCAGTGCAGCGGGATAGCTGCGCTCGAATATCTGCGGGACGCGCCGCAACGTGGCGGGCGAGAGGACCAAATAGCCAGCATCCGGGCTGCGCTTCGGAATGACACGAGTATAGTCCGGGAACGTGCCGTCGATGGTCTTGAAGGTGATCGACCAGCCCTGCCCTGCGATGTGAAGGCGCGTCGTGTCGGCCCAGCTTGTAACCTCAACCTCTGCGTCGCCCGCTTTGCCCATCAGTTGAGCCAGAACAGCAGCAGCCGTGCGAGGGACGATCTGGCCATCAACCGGCCAGGCAATGTCGGTCTGATAAAGCGACAGCCGGTGCCCGTCCGTCGAAACCCCAGCCAGCATCCCCTCACGGGCATGGAAATAGATGCCGTTCAGGTAGTAGCGGGTTTCCTCGGTCGATATGCAAGGCGCGCAGTTGGTCAGGATCTTGACCAGCGCCGAAGCCTTGACCTGCATGGCAGTGGCGGCCGTCTTTGCCTCGGCCATCGCCGGGAAGTCTTCGACCGGCTGCAGTTGCCGCAGATGGGCAGTGGCAGGGCCAATCTTGAAGGTCAGCACATCGCCATCCCTTCCGATCTCCACTGTCTCGCCCGCCTCGGCACCAGCCAGAAGCCGCTTCAACAGGTCAGCCTGGATGACGAAGGCCTGTGCCTTCTTCCCGCATTCGGCAGGGCAGTCGATGGTCAGCAGGCTGTCCAGGTCAGTCCCTGTGATCTCCAGCTTGTCCTTGCCCGGCTTTACCAGCAGGCAACCCAGCACCGGAATGGTGTTGCGCCGATGAACGACGGTGGACGCTTGGGCGACGGCGCGGCGCAGATCGCCCGCATTGGCCCGGATCGTGGCAGGTTCGACAGCCACCGGGGCGGCAATCTCGGTCATGGCGTTCATGTCAGAATCCTTTGGTGGATGGGAGAGACGCCCAGGCCTTGCGGGCGAACAGGATGGCGATGGCAGCCAGCAGCAGTGATCCGCTGTCTGCGAGGATCCCGACTGGCGTGGGCTGCTCGACGGGCGGCACGACCACGACGACCGTTCCGGGCGGCGTCTTGCCGTCGCAGCAGTCGATGATCGGCGGGAACAAGGGGAAGCCGCCCGGCGTGATGCTGGTGAAGGTCAGCCCCGGAACGGGACCGGCCAGCGATGCGGCGGTGATCTGCGGCACGACTGGCGCAGGTTCGCCGGGCAGCACCGTGCCCCAGGCATAGCCGACCAGTTCAGCCGGAACCTTGCCGTCCAGCGGGGAGTCGTCGCCAACGATCCACAGCAGCTTGTCCCCATACTGATCGCGCTGAACGACCTGGACGGCCGGGCGAAAGCCCATGTGAGGGAAGAAGCGGATGACGGGGGGGAGGATGGTTGCCATCACGCACCCGCCTTAACTACGGCTTGGTCAACCAACCCGTCAGTCTGCCAGGCGATGACGCGCAGGGACTCGGCGCGGGGGTCGTTGGACTTGCGGGCGGCCTTCTCGGCGGCATAGGCCGCTTCGTTCAGGGCGCGCAGAGCGTCGGAGAGGGACATCACTGACCCTCCTGCGCCATCGCGACGCACTCACCGGCAGACAGCCCGGCGCAGGCGTTCAGTTCGCCTGCCGCGTCCAGCATACGCTGCACGGACGGCGCAGAAAGCCACCAGACGATGACAACCACCAAGACGCAGACTGGGATGAAAGCGACCATGAACCACAGGAAGTCCGTGCGGTCCTCAGTCGGAGTATTGGGAAACTGGCGCATGATTGCCTCCATTGGCGTATGCCATGGAGGTCAGACTAGCTGCGCAATCCGCGTAGTGTCAACTGTAAAACTGCGCAGTATGCGTAGCCACTGATTTGGCGGATGATTCGATAGTCACGCATGACAAAGCCCCGCCGAAGCGGGGCTTTTCATTGATTCGAGGTGATTGGGTTATTGACGAAGGACCGCTATCGCGCCGCCTATAACACCGCCAGCGACGGCCGGGATCGACAACCAGCGCATCGGAAAATCGATCGCTTGGATAAGAGCCCTAATATCCCCAACAGCTAAGGCTCAAAAAGCTAGAAGAACTGCACCCGCAGCACCCAGTCCTGCATAGGCCAGAAACTTCTCCAGATCTCCCATGATGCCACCTTTTCATGATGAGTAATTGAACAAACCAACAGATGCAGGGGATTGCGCGAAGCGCTTTGTTCTGCAAATGTTCTTATGCGCGATTTTTAGAGGAACGGACTGATGGAAGTGGAAGTGGACGAAACGCTCATTCTCCTCAAGAAAGCGCGCGATGAGTCGGGGATGCCGTTGGATTTCTGGGCCGATCTTACAGAAGATCTGCCTCATAGCTTGGTGGCGATCTTGTGCGGCAGATCGTCTATCTTCCCGAAATACATGAACTCCAGGGTCAGGCCGTGAGCCTTCCGGATTTTCTTGGCCGCTATAAGGCTTAAGGGGCGTTCCGCGTTCTCGAATGGACCGTAAGTTTGTTCACCCATCCCAGCGCGCTTTGCGAATTCACGCTTTGTAAGACCTAGCGCCTGGCGCGCTGCTTGCAGACGAGCAGCGACTGCCTCAACCGCATCTTCCTGATCTTCAAGCATGATTGGCCTCTCCGGTATCGAGGCCGATCATAGCTACGCATTTTGCGAATGATATGGGGGTAGATGCGTATTGACTGGTGCTGCGCAAACTGCGTAGTATCGGCGTATGAAACACCTTCGCCACATCAAACATGTTTGGCCGACGCCGGTGGACCTCGCCCGTGATCTCGGCCTGCCCTACACGACCGTCCACTCCTGGGACGCGCGCGGCAGGATCCCTGCCGATCATGATCTCAAGATCATCGCCGCCGCCAAGGCGCGCGGCGAGGTCATCACGCTGGAACAACTCGCTCATGCGCGGCAAGCCCGTCCGGCGGGTGTAGCATGAGCAAGGAATACAAGTCCGCCCCAGTTGCTGTTTACCGGCACATCAATGCGAACGGCGAGACGATTTACATAGGCTGCACCTGCAACCCTATGCCGCGGCTGTTCGTCCACAAGGCGAAGTCTCCGTGGATCAACCAGGTCGTGAATATCACGCTTCAATGGTTCGATGATCGGGAGGAGGCCCTGCGAGAAGAAGCAAGGCTCATCGCCCTTGAGCGCCCTGCAAACAACAAGATCCGCAGCGACCGACCCTATCGGATCAGCCGATCCAACGGACCCATAATCCTCGCGGCTTGGCTTTCTGAGAGAGGTGTGTCGGAGGGCGACCTGGCACGCGCCATGGGGGTTCCCAAGGCCAGAATTGTCGCGCTGCTGAATCCGAAGGCTAGGCCACGGCATACCACAGAAGAATACCTTTGCGCGGCAACTGGTGGGTTTGTCCCCCCAGAGGTTTGGAACTGTCGCCCCGCGCTCCCTGCTGATTGGCGTGCCTCCCCCGAGCAGGCTGCTGTTGCCCTGACCAATAGCCAGAAAACCATCACGGGCTGGGGAGAGCAGTATCCCCAACCGATCGTCGCTCTCGACCGGTCCTGATCGACCATCATCGCCCGCCGCAGCCCCTTCTGCGGCGCTCCTGTCCCCCTGCTTGAAAGGTTTCCCCATGTTACAAACCCTTGAACCACTGGCCTTTTCGCATCCTTCCCTTCCCCTCGATGATACTCCGGAGGCGCGTCGCAAATCTTCGCGGGCGTTGGTATCTGGAGTTCTCGCGGACGTTGAGTTCGAGGACTTCCTCAAGGCGGTGATCTGGCATTTCTCGCCTGCGCTGACCCAGAACGCGAAGTGCATGGAGGCCGGTCACTTCGTCGGAGTCGACGTCGCCACCGTCCATCGCTGGATCAAGGGCATCACCACGCCCAAGGCGCGCGACTTCTGGCCCCTGGCCTTCGCGGTGATCCTCCAGAACATGACCGTCCAAGCGCAGCAGCAGTTGATGGCCACCGTGGCCGGGATGGCGCGGCGATGACATTTCAGCCCCATCTGCCCCTCATCATCGACAGCTTCGCGGGTGGTGGCGGTGCATCCACCGGCATCGAATTGGCCCTTGGCCGGTCGCCCGACGTGGCGATCAACCACAGCGCCAATGCCCTCGCCCTGCACGCGGCGAACCACCCCGAGACGCTGCACCTGGACAGCAATATCTGGGACGTGGACCCGCTGACCGTCACCGGCGGTCGCCATGTCGGCCTGCTTTGGGCCAGCCCGGACTGCAAGCACTTCTCGAAAGCCAAGGGCGGTGCCCCGCGCGACCGCAACATCCGCGACCTGGCATGGGTCGTGGTGCGCTGGGCCGAGTTCGCCAAGCCCGACGTGATCCTGATGGAGAACGTTGAGGAATTCGTGACGTGGGGGCCGGTCGATAATGATGGCCAGCCGATCAAGGAATTCTCGGGCCAGACCTTCGACCTGTGGGTCAAGCGCCTGCGCAAGGCGGGCTACAAGGTCCAGTGGCGAGAACTGCGCGCCTGCGACTATGGCGCGCCCACGATCCGCAAGCGGTGGTTCCTGGTCGCGCGTCGCGATGGTCGTCCCATCGTCTGGCCGAAGCCGACCCACGCCAATCCGACCTCTGCCGAAGTCCGCAAAGGCAAGCTGCTGCCGTGGCGCACCGCCGCCGAGTGCATCGACTGGTCCCTGCCTTGCCCGTCGATCTTCGACACCGGCGCAGAGATCATGGCCAAGCACGGCCTGCGTGCCGTTCGTCCGCTGGCAGGCAATACGCTGGCCCGCGTGGCGCGCGGCTTGAAGCGGTATGTCCTTGAGGCCGACCGGCCCTTCCTCGTGAACCTGACGCATGGCGGGCGGGTCGAGGACGTAGCCGAGCCGTTCAAGACGATCACCGGGGCACACCGGGGCGAGAAGGCAGCGGTCATTCCGTCGCTCATGAGCCTCAAGGGCACCGCGCGCCGTGACAGCGCCATCAATGCCCCGCATCCAACCGTTCTGGCCGGTGGCGGGCACAGCGCCCTAGTCGCCGCCAGCATCCAGCGTTTCAACAGCGGCGCAACCGGGCAGGACATGCGCGACCCGCTGGCGACGGTCACGGCGAACAGCTGGATCAAGAAGCCGGGCGGGGCCGCGCCCCTGGGCGTCCTCGCGCCCTATTTGGCGGTCAACACCACCGGCCATTCTGGCAGCCATGCTGCCGATCCGCTGGCAACGATTGCGACGGGTGGTCACCATGCGGTTGTCGCCCCGATCCTGACTCATGCTCAGCAGGGCGGGCGCAACAGAGATGCGCGCGATCCGCACCACACGATCACCGCAAGCCGCAAGGATCAGAACAGCCTGATCGCGGCGACGATGGTGCAGACCGGCTATGGCGAACGCGAGGGCCAGCAGCCCCGCGCCCTGGACGTGACCGCGCCCTTGGGCACCGTCGTCGCTGGCGGCGCCAAGCACGCGCCCATCGCCGCCTTCCTCGCGCAGCACAACGGCGGGCCGCGCATGGGCGCGCATGCTGGCCATGATCCGCGCGAACCGATCAGCACCATCGCGGGCAGCGGCAGCCATCAGATGCCGGTCGCGGCATGGTTCGCCAAATACTACGGCACCGGCGACGGCGCGCGGACGGATGAACCGATGCACACCGTCACGGTCAAGGATCGGATGGGCCACATGCAGGCCGAACTGGCCGCGCCGCCCTTCTCGCCCGAGCATGAGGCCCGCGCCCGTCAGGTTGCCGACTTCCTCCGCGCTTATGATGCCTGGGATGGTGGCGAGTTCGTCACCCTGACGATGAACGGCGCCACCTACATCGTCGTGGACATCGGGATGCGGATGCTGACCCCGCGCGAGTTGTTCAACGCGCAGGGCTTCCCGGCTGACTATGTGATCGAAGGGGTATGGGAAGGGCTGGACACCGACACGCCCCACTTCCGCGCCTTTCCGAAGGACGTGCAGGTCAGTTGCTGCGGCAATTCGGTCTCCCCGCCTCTTGCCGAGGCACTGGCAGCCGCGAACTGCCAGCACCTCGCCATAGAGGAACGCGAGGAGGCGCAGGCCTGATGGGCAAGAGGTCGAACTTCCTCAGGATCGAGCGGGACTTCTACCCGACCCCCGCCGAAGCGGTTGCACCGCTTCTGCCGCACCTGGACGCTGGTTCGACCTTCATTGAGCCCTGTGCTGGCGACGGTGCCCTGATCCGCCACCTGGAGGCGGCAGGGCATCGCTGCATCCGCGCGATCGACATCGCACCGCAGGCCGAAGGGATCGAGGCAGGCGATGCGCTGACCGTCAATTTTGGCCCATGCCGCGGCGACATCTGCGTCACGAATCCACCTTGGCGGCGCGATCTGCTCCACGCCCTGATCCCGCACTTCGCGGCCCAGCGCGAAACCTGGCTGCTGTTCGACGCGGACTGGCTGCATACCCGCCAATCCGCCCCCTTCCTGCCTTACCTGCGCAAGGTCGTCAGTGTCGGCAGGGTCAAGTGGATCCCCGGCAGTAAGCACACCGGCAAAGAGAACGCGGCTTGGTTCTGCTTCGACAGGCCCGGCCGTCACCCCCGCATCGAGTTCATCGGAAGGACACCGCAATGAGGTTCACCGTCAACGTCGTCGTGCCTTCGGGCGCGGTCCAGCACGTCATCTATGCCGAGGATGCCGAGGCGGCCGATGCGAAGGCCCGCCGCGCCCATCCCAAGGCGCAGGCGGTCTTTGTCGAGGCAGAATGGGGCAACCGTGAAGGCATCGCCGCTGCCGGCCGCATGTTGGCCAAGCGCCGGGGGGCCGCGTGATGCTGGTCTGGAAACAATCCTACCCGCCCGCCGGCAGGATCGAGGCCTATTCCGGCGAAATGATGGTCGGCACCATCCAGCCTGCCGTGAAGCCGGTCCGGTGGTCCATGGATGCCCCCGGCACCAAGGTCAGCGACAAGGCCCACACCGTCGAGGCCGCCAAGAAGGCGCTGAATGCCGCCTTCGCGTCGTGGTGCGCACGGGCCGGGCTGGAGCGCGCGGCATGAAGACACCCCGCCCCTTCTTTAGCTATTACGGTGCAAAGTGGACCGGCGCCCGGCACTACGGCGCGCCGCGCCGCGATCTGGTCATTGAGCCGTTTGCCGGGTCCGCCAGCTATTCGACGCGCTGGGGATGCCGGAACGTGCGGCTCTATGACGTGTCGCCGGACATCTGCGATCTGTGGTCGTGGCTGATCGGATGCAGCGCCGACGATATTGCCCGCATTCCGGATGCGTTCGAGGACTTCACAGAGGTTCAGGCGCTAGATCGCGGGCCGCAGTTGTTGGTTCGGTTCTGGGTTTCGAAGGGGCGCGCTGAACCATCGACCACCTTGTCACCCTGGTATTTTCAGTGGCGCAGCTCGAGTGATTGCCGCGTCTGGGGGTCGGCAGTTAAGAGGCGGATCATTGAGCAAAAGCCCCTGCTAGACGGCTGGTCGATTGACCAGAAGGCTTGGTGGCAACTCGAGCTCGAGGAAGCCCATTGGCACATCGACCCGCCCTATAACAACCACGCCGGATCCCGCTATCCGCATTCTAACATCGACTTCGAGGCTTTGGCCCGCTGGTGCCGTTCGCTGCCCGGTGCCGTTGATGTTTGCGAGAACGTCGGCGCCGACTGGCTTCCGTTCACCCCCCTCTACGAGGTCGTGACAGCTCGAGGTCGGCGCAGCGGCGCCGTGTCGCGGGAAGCCGTCTGGAGGATGGCGGCATGACCGAGGGCATGGGCGTTCGAGTGGAGTCCGGCGAGGCGGTGATCCGCCTGCCCGAGGATGCGCGGAACAAGCTGGTCGAGGAACTGGCGCCCTGCCCTTGTGTCGCGCCCAAGTCGATTGCCACCACCGAAACCCGCCAGGCCTTCCTGGACGCCCTGCCGCACCAGCCCGTGCGCTGGCCTGTGAGCAACATCCACGGCCTGCGCGTCGCTCTGGGCGACTGCGCCTGCCGCGGCCCCCAACCATCAGACACCATCCGGCACCGCCTGTCCGTGGCGCTGGGCAAGCTGCGAGTATGACGATGACCACCCGCATGACGGCCGCGCAACTGGTCAATCACCTCAACGGCAAGGCCAAGGCCGACAAGCGCCGCGTGCGCGGCACCGAACCCACTGAGGTCGATGGGATCAAGTTTCACAGCAAGGGCGAAGCCCGGCGCTGGATGGAACTGCGTGCGCTGGCCAGCACCGGCCAGATCACCGAACTGCGCCGCCAGGTGCCTTTCACGCTGCAGGGGCGCGACGGGCCGATCCTGACGCCCACGGGCCGCCCCATGCAATACAAGGCCGACTTCACCTATCGCAACCGCGCCGGGGTCGAGGTTGTGGAGGACTTCAAGGGATTCGCAACCGAACTGTTCGCCCTGAAACGCGCCATCCTGGCCGCGCAGGGCATCATCATCCGCATCGTCGGCCGCGCCAGCGAAGGCGACGGGACGTGGACCGAGAACGACTATCGCCACCTGCGCGACAGGATCGTCGGAAAGGAGGCCGAATAATGGGCCGGATCAGAACCATCAAGCCTGAGTTTTTCAAGCATGAGGCCCTGTTTGACGCGGAGTGCGAGACGGGCCTTCCACTGCGCCTTGCGTTCGCAGGGATCTGGACGATCTGCGACAAGGCAGGCCGGTTTGAATGGCGCCCCCGTGCCATCAAGACCGACGTTCTGCCTTATGACGAGGTGGACTTTTCACGCGTGCTCGACGCGTTGGCCACGCGTGGCTTTCTCGTCAGGTATCGCGTCGGAGAAAAGGAATACGGGCACGTTCCCGGTTTTGAGCGGCATCAGGTCATCAATAACCGTGAATCCGAAAGCCGCCTGCCCGCTCCGGATGCCGACCCTGAAAACACAGGAGAAATGACGCTTGCCCCACGCGTGACTGACGCGTCGTCCACGCGTCACGGACCTGCACAAGCGGAAGGGGAAGGGGAAGGGGAAAGGGAAGGAGAAGAATATGGTGCTGACGCACCATTGTCGGACGAGGCGTCCGACGATCCACCCGCACCCCCAAAGCCCGCTCATACTCTCGATCAACTGCAAGAGGCCGTGGAAGCCTTCAATCAGGCGGCAATTCGGCAGGATTGGCCGACAGCCCAAAGGCTGAATGATCAGAGGCGGGCAGCACTGCGCGCGCGCCTCAAGGAGGCGGGAGGCTTAGACGGCTGGGGCACAGCAATCGCCAAAGCCGAGGCCTCTGACTTCATCTGCGGCCGCACCGACAAGCAATGGACCGGTTTCAGCTTCGACTGGCTGATCGGGTCCAAGAATTTCACGAAAATCATGGAGGGTAACTATGACAACCGATCTTCAACTGCCCGTAGCCGCCCGTCTGGCGGCACTCACCCCGGCAGAAGTGAACGCCCAGGTGGCCTTGTCGGCGCGGCAATGCGGAGTCGATCTGCTTGAGAAGCAGGAGCATAAGTTCTCATACCTGCGCCCTGACGGCACCACCGCCCCGGCCCGAACGATCACCTATTGGACGGCAGATGCAGGAACTGTCGAGGCTGTGGAGGCCGCGCGCCGCAGGCTGCTGCACGCCCTGACGCCGCCGACGCAGGATCAGGCTGTCGGCTGGCTTGCCGAATTGTCCGTCATCACCGCCCGGCGGATGGACGATGACATGACCGAGGATCTCCGGGCTGCCGCCTACTCCCGGCGCCTGGCAGACTACCCCGCCGACATCGCGCGCCATGCCCTGCTGGTGCATCGGTGGAAGTTCTTTCCGACCTGGGCGGAATTGGCCGAGGTCTGCGACGAGCTGATGGAACCGCGCAGGAAGATCCAGAAGGCTCTCGATTGGGCCGGGAAGCAGGCCCGTGAACGGGAATTGAAAGCCCGCGCCCTTCCCGATCAGGACTCTGTCACCCTGACGCCCGAAGAAGCCGCAGCCCGCAAGGCTGAAACGGACCAGATGCTGGCCAGCCTGCTTGGTTCGCTCAAGGCAAAGTCGGCACAGGAAGATGCTGATGCCGCCGCCCGCGCGCAGGCCGCAGCCGATAGCTACCAGAAGTTCCGTCAACCTCCAGCGCAGGAGGCCGCAGAATGACCATGCAAACCTCAATCTTCCTGACGGATGCCGATCGTGCCGCCATCCAGTTGATCAAACAGCGCAGCAAGGTCCGCGCCATTGCCAAGCAGGTCTGCGATGAAACGGGCATGGATTACGCCCTCGTCATGGGGCGCTGCCGAGAAGCCCACATCTGCCAGGTCCGCCACCTGATCTGGGCTATTGCCCAGCAGAACGGCGCGTCGCTGGCGCAGATCGGGCGGGTGTTCAACCGCGACCACACCACGATCTTGAGCGGCATCCAGAGCGAGAAGCGCCGCCGGGGGGAACAAGCATGACCATCAAGCAAACCATCCTCGTCCCGGTCGGCACCGGTACTGGCATCAACGAGATCGACAAGCTGCCCGTCAGCGTCCCAGCTATGCCCTGGGCCACCAATGGAGCGCCTGTCATCCCGGATCATCGCCCGGAGACGGCACCAACCCGCGACGTGCGGTCCTTCGCCACCAAGGCCCCGCCAATGACCAAGGCCGACATCTTCATCGCCGCGCTGCGCGAGGAACTGGCCGCGTTCAGGGAGGCACGGGACGCATGAGCCGCCCCCGCCTCAGTGCCCGCGTCCGCACCAATGCCGACTATCAGGCCATGTCGCGCTTCATCGACGGGCTGGGACTCGCCCACGAGATCGTCAAGCCCAACGCCAAGGGCCACCCGGCCCTGGCCATCACCCTGCCCTGCGGCACCCTCCTGATCCACCACATCGCCTGCACGCCGCGGGGCCGCTGCAACGTCGATGCCCGCGTCGCCGGGCTGAAACGGGCCTTAGTCAAGGCAGGAATTGCGCTCTAATCAAAACCGTTGCCGGTCGGCAAGGTTTGGCTCATAATGTGAACCTAATTGTGCTGCACAAAAGCAGTTAAGGGACAGTAAGCAACAATGGCACGGGCGCTCACGGCGAAGCAGCAGGCGTTTTGCGAGGCGTATGTCAGCGTCCTCGACGCCACTAAAGCTGCCACCATGGCAGGCTATGGCAAGGGCGCCCATGTTCGCGGCCACGACATGCTGAAGGACGAACGCATCCAGGCCGAGATCGCAAGGCTGCGCGAGATCCGCGACGAGGAATTCGGCATGAAGGCCGCCGACGTGCTGCGCGAACTGGTCGGCGTCGCCATGACCGACATTGGCGACCTGCTGACCTGGGGCCCGAAGCCTGCCCTGGACGAACACGGCAACCCGATCCTGATGCCTGACGGATCAGCCGTCACCGTCCCCGAGATCGTGCCTGTCCATTCATCGCAACTGACCCCGCTGCAGCGCCGGGCCATCAAGTCCGTGTCCATGTCGAAGGACGGGGTTTTCAAGTTCGAACTGCACGACCGCATGAAGTCCATGGAAATGCTGGGTCGGCACTTCGGCATCTTCGAGAAAGACAACGAGCAGGCGGGCAAGGCGGCCGCCGGCACGATCGCGGCACTCGTCGCCCACTGCCAGGGCAAGCCGCTCACTCCTGCCACCGCCGATGAGGGCTGATCGCATGTCCTACGACCGCGACAGCCACAACGACATCCCAGAGAGGGGAAACACCGTGCTTGATCTCAACAAGGAAGCCGCGCCCGAGGCTGGCGCCACCGACGCGCCCGTGCTGTTCAGCATCACCCTGCCTTACGTCACCATCATGGGCGGCCAGAACAACGGGCAGAGGAAGACCCCGCGTGCCGAGATCACCCGATCGGGTGTGGCCTTGCGTGACGTGGACTCGCACAGCCAGGACGCACTTCAACTGCTGAACCAGGCTATTGCGATCCTGCCCGACATCTTGGACCGCGCCGAGCGCGATGCCCGCGACCAAGAGAACCGCATCGAGGCCGCCCGCGAGACGCTGATCAACGCGGTCCTCTATGGCGACGACGACGAGGTTGACCATGCCGGCGACGCGATTGCCTGGCTGGGCAAGTGGCTGGATGAACGCGTCGAGGATGAGGACGGCGAACCCTGCACCTGTCAGCCCCCGCATGAGGCTTGCAGCCCTTGCCCGCCCAATGCCGAGCCCGCCACTACGCAGCAGACCATGCGTCCTCGAACAAGACTGGCACCCAAGACCATTAGCTTGGGCGATGCAGTTGAGATCGTCACCAACGTCCTGCAGAACATGCCTGCCCACTACAGCACCTACCGTTTCAGGTGCGCCCTGCGGCACGCTATCGACCTGACGAAGCCGCAAAGGCCAGAGGACGAATTTGTCGCCCCCGACGCCGAACGCCAGCGCGAACTGGCCGAGGGCATCGCGCATGAGCGCAAGCGGGCTGGTGCGGTTGCCGGCGATCCTCCGGGATCCTGCCAGTCGGGCGGGATCACCTGGGACGGTGCGTCCGCGCTGCCGGTTGGCTTCGGTCTGGCGCAGGTTCCGACGCTGCCCCTGCATATCATCGAGAAGATCCAGCAGGACGATTCTGCCATCGTCCAGATCAACCGCCTGCACAGCGGCGGCGTCGAGTTCAAGCTGGTGGACGACACCGTTGCCACCATTACCGGCGAACTGACAGCAGAGGACTGGCGGGCGGTCAGCGAGGCCGCCGGTAAGCCCGGGCCGATCCAGGTCGTGAAGGGCAACCCGGCAGACAGTCTGCTGCTCCAGGCCAAGTTCTTCGCCAAGCGCGATGGCGTGGCGCTGATCGAACATGACGCAGGCCGCGACAGCTATAGCGTCCATGACGCCAACCTGTTCGAGCCAATCAAGTTCTGGGGCATCAGCTACGAGAAAGGTGATGGTCCGGCGATCAGCACCATGAAGACGCGCCTGTTCGCCAAACTGAAAGGCAGCGCATCAGGATCGTTCGTCGATCGCACCGGTCAACCGTGGATGTGCCCCTGATGGCCCACGCGCTGCGCCATATCCACGACCAGGCCCCCACGCGGGGCCTTTTCGCATGGCGCGGCAATGAATGATCCGCGACTGGACACAGCCCCTCAAGGAGCCCCTGCCCGCGCCGCAGACGCCCGAGGAATGGGAAACCTGCCTGGCCGACCCGATGTGGCGGATCTGCAGCGGCGTCCTCTACAAGATCATGGTCAAAGGGGACGACCAGGACGACAGCGAGATCGGGCAACTCGAACCGTTCTTGCCCAACGTGAACCAGCTGCGGTTCCTGCACGATTTTCATTACCGCAACACTATCCTCAAGGCCCGGCAGTTGGGCTTCACGACCTTTGCTGCCGTCTGGGGATCGGATCGCGCGCTTTGGACGCCCAACCAGCGATGCGGGATCATTGCCCACGAGCGCGAGGCTGCATCGACCATCCTTCGGGACAAGGTTCTGTTGCTCTACGACAACCTGCCCGAACCGCTGCGCGCCGCCATGCCGACGAAGAAGCGCAGCGAAACGGAGGTTCTGTTCGCCCACAACAACAGCGCGATCCGCGTCAGCACGTCAATGCGCGGCTTCACGCCCCACTTCCTGCATATCTCGGAACTGGGGAAGATCGCGGCCAAGTATCCCGCCAAGGCGCGAGAGGTTCAGACCGGATCGCTGCCCGCCGTCCCTGCAACCGGCATTGTGACGATCGAGTCGACGGCAGAGGGGGCGGAAGGGATGTTCTTTGACATGACCAGCCGCGCCGAAGCGCAGGCCATCGCCAAGGCGCCCCTGAACCGCGGGGATTACAAGTTTCACTTCTTCCCCTGGTTCTTGGACCCGGGCTATCGCGCCGACCCGCGCAACGTGCCCATCAGCCCCAAGCAGCACGAGTATTTCGACAAGATCGAGGAACAGATGGATACCTCGATCGATCTGGGGCAGCGCGCCTGGTATGTAAACAAGCTGGAAGCCGACTTCCTGGGCGATCAGCAGATGATGTTCCAGGAAATGCCGTCCACCCCGGAAGAAGCGTGGTCGCGCTCCACCGAAGGCACCTTCCTGACCCACCAGTTGAACGCAGCCCGGGCCGCCGGCCGCATCGGCAAGGTGCCCCACGTCGCATCCCTGCCGGTCCATACCTTCTGGGACATCGGCGGCGCAGACGGCACCGGCATCTGGCTGGGCCAGCAGGTCGGCCTGGCCATGCACTTCATCCGCTACATCGAGGATTGGGGCAAAGGCTACGGCCACTACGTCACGGAACTGGAAAAGACCGGCTATGTCTGGGGCGAACACTACCTGCCCCACGACGCCAATGCCGAGCGTCCCGGCATTGACATGAAGATGTATTCGCCCCTGTCGATGCTGTCCGAGTTGCGGCCCCGCTGGTCCTGGCGGATCGTCCCGCGCGTCCATGACTTCACCGCCGGCATCACCGTCCTGAAAGAGCGGTTCCCCGAGGCGTGGTTTGACGAGGAAGGCTGCAAGGAAGGCCTGACCCACCTCGCCCTCTACCGCAAGAAGTTCAACACCGCGACCAAGACCTTCCAGGATGAGCCGCAGAAATACGACGGCCATTCCGAGGCCCCCGATGCGCTGCGCCAGTGGGCGCAAGGCTTCCACCCATCCCATAAGACAGGCGCCGCCCCGAAGAAGCCGCAGCGCCGCAGATCAGGACTCACCGCATGAGCGAGAAAGACATCGCGCCCGTCTGGACGGCAGCAGAACCATATTTCGTCCTGAACATAACGGACGGATGGGTTGGTCTCGACTTCCGATCCATCCCTGGCGCTGACGATCAGCAGATCATCCGGTTCGGATGCTCGATCAGTCCCGGAATGGCACAAGACCATATTCGCGGAGCCCTGCGTGAAAGGTTCGCATCGGACGCCCCTGCGGCCTATCGGCTGCGCCAGATGATGCGCCATGTCGGCCTGCTTGACGGATCGCCAGCATGAGCGCCCCCGCCACATCCCGCGACTGCGGCCCCTGCCCCCTGCTGGGCGATCTGCTGTCCCCCGGCCTGCCGCTGCCTGACCTGCGCCAGCGTGCCGCCGACGAGATCATCTATCTGCGGCGCCAGATCGCCGCCCTGCACCACGAAAGGGACGCAGCGTGACCGCCCCCACCTCGCTCAACCTCGACGCCCGCCCGGTCATTGACCTGGAACATCGCCATTTCGAGACGACCGTTGGCAACATCCTGGTCATCGGCACCTGGTTCATGGACCCGGAGACGAAGCGCAGCCAGCCTTGCCTGGTGCTGGTCGATGCCACGAAGCCTTTGAAGCAGGGGCGCGTGATCCCCTGCATCATCACCCTCGATCAGGCCTGGATGTGGACGGTCGAGATTGGTGACGAAAAGCACGTTGGTCGGGTCATTCGTGGATGGCTGGCCGAAGGCGCCCTACCGGGCAATCCCCATTCCGGCCGCTCTGTCTGGGCCGTGTTCGACGCCGTGCAGTCCCGCCTGCGCGACATGATGATGATGCCGCCGATGCCTGCCGCCCCGGCCGCCAAGTATGGGACGCCCCCCGCCACGGTGGGTGATCTCGTGATTACGGATCAACGCACCGGGGCGGTGCTGCATGAGGTGGAGTTGACGAAGCATGTTCGATATTGATTTTTCAGGCGGCCGGATCCTGACCGTCAACGGCAGTCCCTACAACAACCGGCCCGGTGAGGTGCCTTATCTCGAAAGCGCGCACGCCCAGGTGGGCCGTGATCTCGCCAATCCGCCGAAGGAACGCGCGCACAAGCTGGATGATCCCAGGATCGACCATATCTGGAAGCGCCTGCTGGCCATCTACCGCTACGAGTTGGAGCGGCAGGCCGAGAACCGCTTTCAGATGCAGGTCGATGAGGACTATTTCGACCACATCCAATGGTCGCTTGAGGAAATCGCGGAACTGGAGAACCGGGGCCAGGCGCCCCTGGTGTTCAACCTGATCCAGACGTCGATCAACTGGATCCTGGGCACGCAGCGCCGCGCCCCGCAGGATTACAAGGTTCTGCCCCGCCGCAAGGACGGGCTGCAATCGGCCGAACGGAAGACCGAACTGCTGCGCTACCTGCGCGACGTCAACCACTCCAACCACCACGTCAGCCAGGCCTTTGCCGATACCGTCAAGGCTGGCCTGGGCTGGCTGGAAACCGGCCAGGGAGATCCGACCGAGGGACCGCGCGTCTATGACCGCCGCGAAAGCTGGCGCAACATGCTCTGGGACAGCCGGGCGCAGGAAATGGACCTGTCAGACGCCCGCTATGTCAGCCGCATGAAGTGGCTGGATCTCGACATCGCCGCCGCCATGTTCCCCGACCGCATCGGCATCCTGGAGAAGTCGAAGGAAGACCGCCTGCTGGCCGCCGGGCAGTCCGACTATGGCGACGACGCCAGCGACAGCCAGGAGCAGGACAACCACGGCAGTGTCGGATCGGAAGTCACCGCCGGCGGCGCCTATATCCGCGACCGGATCCGCTGCATCGAAATGTGGTTCAAGCGGCCGATGTCCGTGCCGGTGATGAACGGCGGCCAGTTCCGCGGCGAAATCTTCGATGAATGGTCGCGCGGCCATTGGGAAGAACTGAAATACGAGCGCGCCGGGCTGGTGATGAAGGACCGCCAGGTCATGCACGTTGCCGTCTTCACCGAGTTCGGCATGCTGGATTTCCGGCAGTCGCCCTATCGGCACAACCAGTTCCCGTTCACCCCGATCTGGGGCTATCGCCGCGCCCGCGACGGCATGCCCTATGGCGCGATCAGGGGGATGCGCGGCCCGCAGAAGGACCTGAACAAGCGGGCCTCCAAGGCCCTGCACCACCTGTCCACAGTGCGTGTGACCGTGCAGGAGGGCGCCGTGGACGACATCGAGGAACTGCGCGACGAGGCAGGCCGCCCGGATGCCGTGATCGTCCACAAGCAGAGCGCACCACCCCCGAAGATCGAGGCCAACACCGAAGTCGCCTCATCGCACATGCAGCTGATGGAAGTGGATGCCCGCATGATCCAGTCGGTCGGCGGCGTCACCGATGAGAACCTGGGCCGCAACACCAACGCATCCAGCGGCAAGGCCATCATCGCCAAGCAGGATCAGGGGTCGCTGGCGACATCCACGTTCTTCGACAACCTGCGCTATGCCGCTGCCCTGCACGGCGAAAAGACCATGATCAACGTCGAGCAGTTCTTTTCCGAGCAGGATCAGATCCGCATCACGGACAGCCGCGGCAATCCGCAGTGGGTGGACCTCAATGACCCTGACCAGCCCCAGCACGCCATCGACATGTGGAAGGCTGATTTCGTCATTGAGGAAGAAGACTGGAGGGCAACGACCCGCCAGGCGCAGGCCGCATCCCTGCTGGAACTGATGAACGGGCTTGCCGCCACCGCGCCGCAGATCGTCATCGCCACGCTGGATCTCGCCATCGAGGCCCTGGACGTGCCGAAGCGCGACGAGATCGTCAAGCGCATCCGCCAGATCACCGGCCAGCCCGATCCCGACGAGGATCCGAACAACCCGAGCCCCGAGACGATCGAGCGTCAGGCAGCCGCACAGGAACAGGCCGCCCTGCAGAAGCGCGCCGCCGAGGCGGAACTGTCGGAGAAGGAGGCCAAGGCCGCCAAAACCAAGGCTGAGGCCCACGCCGCCATCATGGGCCTGCGCGGCAAGTCGCTGGACGACCTGAAAAAGGCGATCGAAGCCGGCTTGCAGATCGCTGAAGCCCCGGCCGTGGGCGCCGCCGTCGATCAGTTGCTGGCAACGGCGCAAGAGGACGCCGATGCCGCTGCCGGGGGCGGCCAGCCCGACCCCATGACTGCCCCTGACGCCTTGCCTGCCCAACCCCCGATGGCTCCCGAACCGGGCGCTGCACCCCAAGGAGTGATGTAGCCATGCGTGCCATCAGGCAACCCGACATCACCGCTTTGCGCACCGAGAAGATTGCAGGCTCATTCGTGCATCATGGGTCTGGCATCGCCTTCATCTGCCCCTGCGGATGCGCGCGAGAGTCGTATCTGCCGAAAGACGAAGGCGACAGGATTGGCCCCGCGTGGACCTTCTCTGGCACCGAGGATGCCCCAACCGTTCGACCCAGCGTCTTCAACAGCGGAATGCCCTGCCAATGGCATGGCTGGCTGACCGATGGCGACTGGCAATCCTGCTGACCCACCCTGCCGATGTGAGGACACAACATGGCTAAGAACCCTCTGAATAGCGCCAGTGCCGACGATCTTGTCGCCATGGGCCTGCCCCCTGCCTTCACCCTGGACGACATGCGTGAGTTCCTGGACCCCGCCGAGATCGCCGCCCAAGCCGAGGGCGACGATCCGCTGGTCGATGAACTGCCTGACGACATCAAGGCATCGCTGGTCAAGTCCAAGAGCGCGCATGACGAACTGAACCCTGGCTTGGAGGATGACGATGAAGGCGACGCTGGCGATGGCTCTGTCGATGATGATGACGACAGCGGCGATGACGCCGGTGCCGATGATGACAGCGACGACGATGACGACGATGCTGGAACCGGCGAAGATGACGGCGACGACGCGCAGGATGATGGTTCTGACGCGGACGACGCAGGCCAGGGCGAGGCGCAGGACGACGCTGAAGCGCCGGAAGCGGACCAGACGCCCGATCCTGTCCTGACCCTCAAGGACACCGCCGATCTGGAAGCCAAGGTTTCCGGCTTTGACGACCAGATCGATGCCTTGCAGCAGCAGTATGACGACGGCGAACTTGCGAATGCCGACTTCAAGGCCAAACTGCGCGAGATCACCACGGAGCAGGCCAAGGCCACGGTCGAACTGGAACGGGCCAAGGACGCCAACACCAAGGCCCAGGAGGACTATGCCCAGGCTTGGTATGGCAAGGTCAACGCATTCACGGCAACCCGGCCGGAACTGATGGACAACACCAAGCCAATCCCTGGGGAGCCGAACGGCGCAACGGGCTATCAGGTGTTTGATCAGGCCTTGAAGCACATCAACAGCCCGGCGGGTGCGGAGCAGTTCGGGCACCTGAACTGGAGCCAGCGCCTTGAGGCCGCCAGCATCCTGGCCAACGAATACGTCAAGAAGCACACCGGCACCGAACTGCTGGCGCCCAAGGCCGCGCCGAAGACCGAGGACACGCCCGCACCGAAGAAGAAGGCGGAACAGCCTGGCCCGCGCAAGGATCCACGCCCTGCGCCGGTCAAGACCTTGGCCAACGTGCCCGCCGCCACCGACAACGACGTGCAGGACAGCCGGTTCGCCGCGCTGGATCGCATGGACCCGCTGGATGCCGAAGCCGCCCTGGACCGCATGAGCGAGTCCGAGCGGGCCAAGTATCTCGCAGGCTGACAGCACAAGCACCCGGCCCGTCAACGAGGCCGGGGCTTCAACCACGAGGGATAGATATGGCTGGATGCATCATTCAGGTGTGGTTCGCTCAAGATGCTGACGTGGATCAGTCGCAGCACAAGCAGCGGTTCTACATCATCGAGACGGAACTGGAAGATTTCGCCACCGCCTGCGAGTTGGTGGATGCAGACCGCCTTATCGGTGGGGCGATCCTGACCACCAACAAGATTGGTTATCTGCTGTGCGAGATCGTGTCCCGGCGCCCGATCGCCTTCCGTGGCAGCGCAGTCAGTCGGATCGAACTGCCGCGCTTCAGCTATCAGGATGCACCATGAGCGCACCGATGCGGGGCCTTGGCCTCATGAAGAAGAAAAGCCTGCGCACTGCCCCGCTGGTCATCACGGTCGGGGACGTGATGGTCACGATCACACGCATAACGGGATCGACCGCCTCAATCTCGGTGCGCGCGCCACGGGAATTGACCATTGATTTCAGCGAAGGCGGGGACATCCTCAAAAGCGTTGAAGCAGCCCTGCAACCTGTGGTAGAAGTGAAGGACTGATTTCGACGCGTAGGAAATGCAGCGAAGTCGCAAACCCTTTGGTCTGTGACAGGAGCATTACCTATGAGGACCACTCTCGGAATCAACAGCCCGCAGGCTGTCAAACGCTGGGCCAACGAACTCGCCCGCGACACCACCAAGCAGATGTATTTCACCAAGTTCATCGGAACGGGCGAAAACAACATCATCGAACGCAAGGTGGACCTGGAGCAGTCGGCCGGCGACGAGATCATCTTCGACCTCTCGCTGAAGCTGCGCGGCGACATGACCGAAGGCGACGATGTTGTCGAAGGTCGTGAAGAAAACCTGACCTTCCTGCAGGATCGCGTCCGCATCGACCAGGCCCGGAAGGGCGCCGATGCCGGCGGCCGGATGACGCGCAAGCGCACCCTGCACAATCTGCGCCAGATCGCCAAGGATCGCGTGGCCGAATACACCGCCGAGTGGACCGACGAACTGATGATCGTCTATCTCTCGGGCACGGCACCCGGCACCTATATCAACGAAGACTCGCTGGTGAAGCGGCCGTTCGCCACCAACCCGATCGAGGCGCCGGACAACAAGCACCTGGCCTTTGGCGGTTCCGCCACCAGCAAGGCGACGCTGGAAGCCACGCACAAGATGAACCGCGACCTGATCGAGCGCGTCGCTGTCATGCCCCGCACGATGGCTTCGACCGATGCCACCGGCACGACCGTCAAGATGGTCCCGGTCACGGTCGAGGGCGGCAAGCATTTCGTGATGCTGATGAACCCCTACCAGATGTTCGATCTGCGCAACGAAAAGACCGAACTGTCCTGGGCCGACGTGCAGAAGGCCGCAGCCGCCGCGCAGGGCAAGAACAACCCCCTGTTCAACGGCAGCGCCGGCATGATCGCCAACATGGTGTTGCACGAGCATGAGAACGTGCGCCGCTTCTCCGACTACGGCGCCGGCGCCAACGTCGAGGCAGCCCGTGCCCTGGTGCTGGGCCGCCAGGCTGGCGTGCTGGCCTATGGCAACGGCGGCAACGGCACCCGCTTCCAGTGGGTCGAGGAGTCGAAGGACGCCGGCAACCGCGTCGCGATCTATGCCGGTGCCATCCTGGGCTTCAAGAAGTCCCGCTATGGCAGCCGCGACTTCGGCGTCATCGCTGTGGACACCGCGGCCAAGTCGCCCAACCCGGTCATCGCCGGCTGATAAGCGCCCTGCCCGTCCCTTAGCGGGGCGGGCCTTCCCCCTCATCCAGCCATCAGGAGATACCCATGGCTACCAAGATGTCCAAATACACGGGCGGGAACGGGCGCAAGCAGCTTCCGTCTCCCTATGTCGCCCACGTCGATTATGTCGAGATCGTGGAACACGTCTTCACCGAAGCCTTGGCGTCGGCCGACATCCTCGAACTGTTCTACCTGCCCCCGGACTGCCGGATCACCGACATCAGCGTCGTGACCGCAGGCACCAGCACCGCCACCATGGACATGGGCCTGATGACCGGCACCGTCGCGTCGGACGATCCCGCGCGCACCCTGGGCACGCTGCTGTTCGATGACGTGACCCCCACGACCCAGCAGAACGCAACCGTCGCGGCCCTGGCTGCCATCGCCAAGTCGGCAGAGGCCCGGTCCATCGGCGTCAAGTTCTCGGCCAACATCGCCGCGTCGGGCAGCACCAAGCTGACCGCAATCGTGCGCTACGCTTCGACCTGAACGCAGGCGGGACAGTGACCTGAACCCAGGCCCCGGTCGGCGCACACCGGCCGGGGCTTTTCCAAAGAGAGGGGCTCCCCATGAATATCGAACGTATCCTGCGCGACCTGAACGGCACCGTCGTTCCCATGGGTGGCGCGATTTACCATTTCCAACCGCTCTGGGCAGATGGGCCGCATGTCGCCCCGGTCGAGAACGAAGATCACCAGAAGGTCTTTCTGTCGATCCCGGAGGGCTACCGCCGCTATGACGGGCCGCTGTCGCTTGGCCTGTCAGACGCCGTGCCGCTGGCCGCTGCCTCCATCGCAACGCTGGAAGCCAGCAAGATCAACGTCGCCCAGATCAACCCGGCCAGCCTGACCATCGAGCAGCTGGAAGCCGAACTGGCAGCCCGGCGCGCGTCGCAAGCCGATGATACCAGCAGCGACGATCAGGAAGGCGCCGGCGATCAGACCGACGATGACGGCAACGACCCGGATGGCGACGAGTCGGAAGGTGCCGAAGGTGGCGAGGAACAAGCCGCGCCGACCGACGATCTCGCAGCCTTTGAAGGCAAGGAACTGACCGACGCCGAGGATGCCGCCCTGCGCGCGCTGTTCAAGTCGGAGTTGGGCCGGGCCGCGCCGCCGAAGTCGAAACCCGAAACCATGATCGCCCAGATCCGCGCGAAGCGCGAAGCGGAGTAAACACCCATGGCCTTCACCGCCGCCCAAGTCATGAACCGCGCTTCGATCATCCTCCAGGATGGCGATGCCGTGCGCTGGACCGCACCCGAGTTGCGCGACTGGCTCAACGAAGCGCAGCGGGCGGTGGTGCTGGCCATGCCGACCGCGCTGACCGCGACCGTGACCCTGGCGCTGACCCAGGGCACCAAGCAGACCCTGCCCGCGCAATATGCGGCCCTGTCGCGTGTCGTGAAGAACGCCGGCACAAACGGCAAGGCGATCCGCACCATTGCAAAGCGCGAAATCCTCGACGCGCAGATCCCCGGCTGGCATTCCAGCGCGGACCTGCCGTTCGCCGCAGCCGCCGTCTATGTGTTCCAGGATCCGATCACGCCACGCGAGTTCTATGTCATCCCCGGCAGCACAGGCGTCAGCCATAGCGTTGAAGCCGTCGTGGCCAAGAACCCGACCGACGTGCCTCTGCCCGCTGGTGCAGCCAACCTGAACGTGGACAGCTACACCACGGCATCCGAGTTCCCGGACCTTTACCAGGGCGTGCTGCTGGACTTCATGCTGTTCCGCGCCTTCTCCAAGGACAGCGCCGCGCCGGATGCTGCCGGGCGGGCCGACAAGCATCTGGGTCTGGCGACGCAGACCCTTGCCAGCCTGGGCGCCTCCACGGCTGCCATCGGCCTTGCCACCCAATACATGCGCGGGTGATCCATGCCGGTGAACCTGGTCAGGACCGCCGCGCTTCTGCCGCACATCGCACCGTTCGCGGCGACCTGCCCTGACTTCCTTGTCGAGCAGGCCGTTCGCGTGGCCGCCATCGAGTTCGCGGAACGGTCGCGCGCCTGGCGTCACGTCGTCCAGGTCGATGTATCCGGCGGTTATACCACCATCCTGACCGGCACCTTCGATGGCGAAGAATATCCCCTGATCTTCGTGACCGGTGGCAACGAATACGAGGCAACCGCCGGCGTCGATGCCACCACGGACATGTCTAACCTGGCGCGCACCGCATCGGTCATCCACGAGATCGAGTTTGCCGAGTTCGACGGCACCCCGCTTGATCCCATCCAGTTCACCACCCTGCAGAACTGGCCCGAGGGGCAGCCCCGCTACATCACGCAGACCGCACCAAACACGGTTCGCCTCATCCCCTTCCGTCCGGGCAAGCTGGAAATCAGCCTGTTCCTGAAACCCACGGCACTGGTGGAGTTCGGGACGCAAGCCGCCGATCCGCTGTTCGACCGCTTCAACGTGCTGCCCGAGCATTTCATCAGCCTGCACGGCATGACGCTGGCCCGCGGCGCTCTGCAGCGCGTCCTGTCCATGCCGGATGAAGCATGGTCGAACCCGAAGGAGGCGGCCCGCTACGGTGCCGAGTTCCAGCGCGACCTGGCCGCGTCGTTCCGCAGCAACATGCGGGGACAGCAGCGCGCGAAGATCCGCACCAAGTTCCAGGATTTCTGACATGGCGGCGCGCATCGAGTTGCGGGGCTTCGCGGGCGAGATACCCAAGACGCCCCCGCACTATCTGCCCGACACCCATGCCGTATCGAGCGAAGGCGCCGCGCTGGATCGTGGCAGCCTCACGGCCTTTCGCCAGAGCGTCGAGAGACACGAAACTCCAGCCGTCGCGGAGACGGTGTATCTGCATGGCGGCGACTGGCTGTCATGGGCGACCGATGCCGATGCCGTGCCCGGTCCCGTTGCGACCGATCGCCTCTATGTCACGCGGGCCGGCGCGGCGCCCGTCATGCGGATCGACGGCGCCGAAGTGCCACTTGAACTGCCCAACCCCACTGTGCGGCCGACCGTGGCGATCACGGGCACGGTCAACGCGGCCGAGGCAGTCTATGTGGCCTATGCGTGGACGTGGGTGACATCGCTGGGCGAGGAAAGCGCCCCGTCGCCTCTGTCGCCGCCGATCCTGTGGTCTGACGGGGTGATTGTCACTGTGGGCGGAATGCCCAGCGGCTTTCCCACCAACCGCTTCATCACCGGCAAGCGCATCTATCGGTCGGAAACCAGCGTCACCGGTGCCACCGAACTGTTCTTTGTGGCCGAAGTGCCGGCCGCCAACGTGTCCTATGTCCACAACCCGGCGACGGCGCCCAACCAGGAACCTATCGCAACGGACGGCTTTGGGCCGGTCCCGGACAACCTGCAAGGCCTGACGGCGATGCCCAACGGCATCATGGCGGGTTTTCGCGGCAAGGAAATCTGGTTCTGTGAGCCCTTCCAGCCGCACGCCTGGCCGCTGAAGTATGTGCTGACCACCAATGACTTCATCGTCGGCCTGGCTGCGTTCGGATCGTCGCTGGCGGTGCTGACCACCGGCCTGCCCTATGTCGTCCAAGGCCTGCACCCCGAGGCCATGTCGATGGACAAGATCGAGGGCGGCCTTCCCTGTGTCGCCAAGCGGTCCATTGTCGACATGGGCTATGCCGCGATCTACGCCAGCCCCGATGGGCTCGTGCAGATCAACAGTTCCGGCGCGCAACTGATCTCGCAAGCCCTGTGGACGTCGGCTGATTGGGCCAAGATGCAGCCCTTGAACATCCGGGCGGCGCGCTACGGCCAGCGGTATGCCTTCCTCTATCTGCCGCAGGGCGAAATCACCCGGAAACTGGCCCTTGTGGACACAACCGGGGCGCAGCCCTTCCTGGTGCGCGCGGCCGACACCGGGCGCAGCCTGTTCACGCATCCCCAGACGGGCGATCTCTACATCCTTGAGGCAGCGGGCCGGAAGGTCCTGCGCTTCGATCCCGATACGGGCGCGGTGGGCACCTATGCATGGAAGTCCAAGCCGTTCCGCACGCTCGACAGCCAGACCTTCGGTGCCGTGCAGGTCGATGCTGAGGGTGATGGCGGTGTGCTGCTGACGATCATCTATGCCGATGGCGTCGAAAAGCACCGCTCCAACGTGCGCAACAAGCCGTTCCGCCTGCCGGATGGCGCCGCGAAGTCCTGGCAGATCGAGTTGCGGGGCAATGCCGAGGTCATCCGGGTCCGTCTGGCCCGCACCTTGCAGGAGTTGGCTGAATGAGCGCGGCGGCCGACCAGCTGTTCAAGTCGAAGGTTGAGGTTTTGCTGGGCGAACGGAAGGGCGCCGAGAAGAACCGCGCCGTAAGGCTGCACGAGATCGAAGGCATCCTTCGCAGCACCACCGGCCTGACCAGCACCATCGACCCGTCCGTCATCAAGCCTATCGTGGATAAGGTCGTGGATGACGCCTTGGAGGGATACACCCCGCCGGGGCTGGATCCCATCATCGGCCGCATCGACCAGCTTGAACAGGATGCCGAGTCGGACCGGCAGGACATCATCAACGCCATCGCCGTAGCCGACGCCGCGCAGGCCTATGCCGATCAGCAGGTCGGGCTTCTCTATCAAGACCTGGACGAACTGAAGCAGACGGGCGGCATCATCGACCAGCGCGTGCAGGCCGCGCGCGACGGGCTGATGGACGCGGGCGGCAAGATCAAGCTGGACCTGCTGACCAACGCCACCGCCGCCGCGCAAGGCTATGTCACCAGCGGGATCAACAGCTACGACGAGGTGGTTCAAGGCCAGTTCGAGTCCGTGGCCGGGCAGATCACGCAACTGACCGCTGCCCTGACAAGCGCGAACCTTGTCCAGAACGGCCTGTTCGCTCTGGGTGAAACCGGCTGGACCCTGACGGCGGCGACGGTTCTGGCGCGGGCCGATCAGACCGGCCTGGGCGCGGCCGCGCCGCAGCCCAACCTTGTGCAACTGGCCGCAGCCACCGCCGCCTCGATCAGCACCGACCTGAATGTCTTTGAGGTCGGGCCGAACGACCGAATGCAGTTCCGGTTCTCGGCCGCCGCCAGTGCGCTGCGCACCGTCACGGTCACGCTGGCATGGGAAAACGCCGCGGGGGCGGCAGTCGGGACGCCATCCGTCGAGACGCTGACCCTTTCCCCGGCAAATAGCTGGAAGGTCTATTCCAAGCAGGTCGATCCGCCTGACACCGCCGTTGGCGCGACCCTGACCATCGCCAAGGCGGCGGGCGGCGCTGCGGCGCTGCTGACCGCCATCGAGTGCAGCACGGTCAACATTGCCCTGGAAGCGCGGGTGACGCAGATCGAGGCCGCCTATGTCGATGAAGACGCGGTAACGGCCCTTATCAGCGATCAGGTCGATGCCCGGTTTCTCAATGCCGACGCCGCCGTGGTGGACGGGGCCATTGTGCAGGTCATCGAGGGCAGCGCGATTGCCGACCGGCTGGAAGTGGTGGAAACCGCTGTCGGCCCGAATGGCTCGATCATCTCGGAACAGGCGACCGCCATCGCCAACGCCGAGGAAGCCATCGCACAGGTCGATGAACGGGTGACGGCGACCTATGGCAAGACGCAACTGGTCCGCGATCCGGGCTTTCGGCGCAATCTCGACTTCTGGTTCGGCACTCTGGGCACGCTGGCAAGCCTTGTGGTGCGCGATACGCTGTCCGCGCAGCCTCATATCGCGCAGATGCCGGATGCCAAGGCGTTCAGCATCCCCCCCGCCAGCACCGCCACCCGGCAGACCGAACAATTCGAAGTTTCCCCGGCAGAACGCTATTCGATGGGGGCGTTCTATTACCGGCCAACGGCAAGCGCGCCGACGCCGCGCATCCTGATCCAGTGGTTCGACAAGGCCAAAGTCTATCTGGGCAACAGCGCCGTTTTAAATGGCCCGGTGGTCGGGGCATGGACTTTCATGGCCCTGTCCGATCTGGCGCCGCCCCCAACCGCGGCGTTCGGACGGCTTCTGTTCTTCGGCAACAACACCGGCACATCGGGCAATGCCCTGATTACCAGCCTGACCTGCACCCGCATGTCGGCCATAGACTTTGTGACACAGGCCAACATCACCGAACTGAAGCAGGCATGGACCGACCCTGAAGGCGCGTTCGCGTCCTTCGTTACCGAGGTCAATTCCAGGCTGAACGACCCGGAAACGGGGCTTGGCGCCTTGGCGACGGCCATCGACGGCACCTATACCAAGGCCGAGGCCGACGAGGCGATCAGCGCCGTTGAACTGGAACTGAACTCGACGCTGGCGAAGGAAGTCGGCGGCGTGCTGTCCGATCCTTACCTGGAGTCGTCCGACTGGCTGCGCTGGACCGGCGCGGGGACGCTGGTGTTCCGGCCCAACGAGAAGTTCGACATCGGCCGCACCTGGGACTTCACCGTCACGGCGACCCAGCAGGACGGCATGAGGATCAATGCCAGCCCGGAGGCGATCTGGCCGGGCCAGACGAACGCGCGCGGCTATGTGGTCGAGATCGACTATACCCTCGTATCGGGCAGCCTGAACGGCGCCGCCGTGCTGCTGGACTGGAACAACAGCACCGGGGGGAACTTCCGGGCGCAGAAAACCCTGGCCGAGATGACGCCGGGGACCGGGCTTCCGGGCCGGTCCCGGCTGGCGCGCGGCGTGTTCGTGCGGCCCTCGAATTTCGCGGGCACCTTCGCGTCCCACAACCTCTATGTGATGGTGAACTACCTCACCCCGCTGGCGGCCAAGCGCATCAAGATCCACCGCGTCCGCGTGCGGGTGGCGACAGAGGAGGAAATGGGCTCCGGTCAGGTCATGGCCGAGGTTCAGGCGCACCTGACGACCAACTATTTCACGCAGGCCCAGACCAATCAGGCCATCGCCAACTTCGACATGGAACTCTATGCGGAGTTGGGCGGTGCTTGGGCGACCGTGAAGCAGTCGGCAACCGCCCTGTCCGGGCTGAACGGGACCGTCGCGCGCTTCCGCAACATCGTGGAGACGGATGACGGTAAGGTCGCGGCCGGCATCGAGGCCGTGGCCTTCAACAACTTCGGCGGGTCCAGCGGTTCGCTCTTGAAGCTGATCGGGGACAACATCGTCGCCAAGGGCACGCTGTCCACGGAAAAGCTGGTCGTCGGGCTGGGCAAGAACCTGTTGGTGGACCCGGCTTTTGAGGATGGGTTCGCGCATTATATCGGGACCGGCACCCTTCCGGCTGCGAACCGGACCATTGATTTGCGGCTGCCGGGGCAAAGCTACGCCCATCCCGGCTGGCCGACTCTGATGATCTTCCAGAACAACGGCTATGCGGACGGAACCAGATACGGCCAGATTTTCCAGCGCCCGGTCATCAAGGGCACCGGGGAACGGGCCATTGGCGTGCCGGTCACGGGCGGAAAGACCTATTTCGCGTCCGCTTACTTTGCGACGATCTCCTGCGAGGCGCAGCTTTACATCTACTGGTATGACGTGAACGGGCAGCAGCTTACGCCCGTCGCTTCGCCAGCTGCGCAGTATGGTGTGCCGGCCGCCAACAGGGAACGGCCTGATGCCTGGACCCGCGTGCAGGTCAAGGGCCTGGCACCTGCCAATGCCGCCTATGCGTCCATCAGCTTCGTGAAGCGCGACACCCTGCCGGGCCAGACGGGCAGCTATCTGTTCGTGTGGAAGCCGCAGCTTGAAGAAACGCATGAAGATGCGTCCGAGCCGTCGCCCTGGTCGCCGGGCGGCACCACGACGATCAACGGCGCGCGCCTGTTCTCCAAGACCGTGGCCGCGCGGCACATGGACACCGAAAGCCTGTCGGTCGCGGGCCTCGCCATCTTCAACGGCTTCCTGCAATCGGACGACTTCAACGCGGCGACCTTCACCGGCTGGCGGATCACCAAGGCCGGGCAAATGTGGATGCCCCGCGCCGTCATCAAGAGCGCGCATATCGAGGATCTGGCCGTTGACCGGATCCACGTTAAAGGCGGCGCAATCACCATCTTCGAGCGGGCTTTCACGGTTTCAGGTCGTACGGTCGGGACAGCCACCGTCCACCAGAGCCTGACTTACACCATTGGCCGAGAAGGGCCGCAGATCATCAACCTGTCTTTCTCAACCCCAACGACCGCACGGGCGGCCTCCATTCGCGTGGACCGGGTATTCGGTCCTGGCGCGGAGGATTACGAGGTGCTGTATGCGGGCGAAATCCAGGGTGATATCGCCAGCGGCCTGACCCGCTTTTCGCACACTATCATCGACCCGGTGAACCGCAGCGGTTCGATCACATATCGCCTTGTGGTCGGCCGCCTCTACACCGACCGGCTTGCGACCAACCCTATCGGCGGGGCCGCCAGCAACCGCTTCCTGGGGGTGTTCAATGCTTTCAAGTAAATACGCCATCATCGACGGCAGGGGGCAGATCGTCAGGATGGGCGAGTGTTCCGCTGAATCCCTTGAGGCGCAGGCCGGGGATTATGAGATCCTCGTTGTCGAACCGGGCGAGGTCCGCGACGACACCCATTTCTGGGACTTCATGCAACAGGATTGGCGGGAATATCCGCCCTGCCCTGGGTCATGGGCCGAGTTCGATTTCAGCCAGCGTGAGTGGTTCGACCCGCGCACGCCGGCCGACCATCAGGCCGCACTCTATGCTGCCCGCAAGGCCCGCGACCTGTCGTTCCGCGAGTTCCTGTTCGCCTGCAACGAATATGGCATCCTGTCCGACGAGGACATGATCGAGGCGGCCAACCGGCAGATCCCGGCATCGTTCGCGGAGGCCATGGCCGGGCTCGATCCCAAGCTGCAGATGCAGATCCGCGTGACCTGGGCATCCCTAACCACCGTGAACCGCATGGACCCGCTGCTGCTGCTGGTGGCCCATGCCAAGGACATACCGCCCGAATTGCTCGACGCCCTGTTCGGCGTCGTCCTGCCAACCTGAGAGAGGAAAGACCATGGGACGGAAGATCACCTTCATTAGCAACCAGCAGAACCACCACCTTGAGGTGGCCAAGCAGTTGACCGGATCGGACGGCTTCATGTCGGACGCCCGCGCCGTGGCCGCCTATCTGCCGGGCAAGGCGGGTATGGACCTGCTGGCCGTGGCCGTGTTCGAGTGCTTCCGGGGCGGCCGCGCCGAACTGCACCTGGGCTGCCCCGCAGGCAAGAAGCTGACCGCCGAGATCATCACCACCCTGTCGATCCTGGCGTTCCATCCCAAGTTCTTCGGGCTGGAAACGCTGGTGGCGCGCGTGCCGGTCCAGAACGTCAACGCGATCTGCACGCTGCTGAAAATCGGCTTCCAGGTCGAATACCGGGATAGGTCTAGCGTTGTGGGCGGCGGCGATGGTATCGTGCTGTCACTGTCGAAAGAGACAGTGCTGGCCTCTGCCGGGCCGCGTGATGAAGATTACCGCCCCCAGATGGGCGAAAGCGCGCAGGAGTAAGGCAGATGGGCGGCGGTGGAAGCGCACCAAGACCGGATCCGAATATCGGAATTGCTGCGCTGAAGAGCGCTGAGATCGGTGAAAAATACCTTGGCTGGATGCAAGATCAGGCCAAGATCACGAATGAATGGGCAGCAGAGGACCGGGACCGCTGGTCTTCCGTGTTCAAGCCCCTGCAGGATAGCTACATCGCGGACGCGAAGGCATGGGACACGCCGGGTCGGCGCAGTCAGGCCGCCAGCGAGGCGATGGCCGATGTGGCGCTGCAAGGGCGCCTGGCGGAAGGCCAGCGCACCCGGCAGGCCATGGCGATGGGGATTTCACCGAACAGCGGCCGGTTCCTGGCCGCGCAACGCGAAGGCGGCAACGACATCGCCTTGGCGAAGGTTGGCGCGGGCAACCTCGCCCGTGATCGCATCGAGGCGCAGGGCGAAGCCAAGATGGCGAACGCGATCAACCTGGGATCGGGCCTTGGCGTAAACCCGGCAACCTCAATGCAGTTGTCGAACAGCGCCATAGGGTCCGGCGCGCAGGGGGCGATGGGTGGATACAACCAGCAGGGCCAGCTGCTCAACCAAGATTACCAGAACCGGATGCAGACCTGGCAAGCCAACCAGCAGAGCCAGGCCGGACTGCTGGGCGGGCTGGGCGCCGTCGCTGGTATGGTGAATTGGGGGTCCGCCCTGCCCGCCATGGGCGCCATGCTGTCCAGCAAGGACGCCAAGACCGACAAGACGCCGGTCGGGGACGGCGCCGCGTTGGAAGCGGTGCGCTCAATGCCTATTGAATCATGGACCTACAAGCCGGGTCAGGGTGACGGCGGCCGTCACGTTGGAACATATGCTGAGGACTTCCAGTCGGCCACGGGCACCGGCGACGGCAAGTCGATCGACATCGCGTCCGCCATCGGCGTAACCATGGGCGCGATCAAGGATCTGGACAGGCGCCTCAGCGAAGCCTTGGGCGGCGGAAAGGCGGTGGCGGCATGAGCCTGGGAGCCAGCTTCGGTGCCTTCGCGCAAGGCTTCGCTGGATCGCACAACGCCAAGAAGGATCGCGCCGAGCGCAGGGCGGTCATGGATCAGAATGCCAAGCTGATCGACATCCTGGGTCAGCAGATGGCGAATGGCGGCATGGCCGGCGGCCTCGGGGCCGCGCCCGATCTGGGCTATGGATCAGCCGCCCCGGCTGGCGGCAGCACGTCCACCGGGTCGATCGGGACCGCCGGCGGTGACTTCAAGACCGCAGATGAACGTGACCTGCTGGCCCGCACCATCCAGGCGGAAGCTGGCGGGGAGGGCTACGATGGAATGCTTGCCGTCGGTGCCGTGATCGGGAACCGGGCGAAATCGGGGAAATATGGCGGCTCGACCCTGCGAGACGTCATCATGGCACCCGGCCAGTTCTCCGCATGGAACGGCGTGACCGGCTACGCCAAGGGTGAAGGCGCGCTGAACATGGACCGCATCAAGCCGTCCGAACATGCCCTGCGCGTGGCCGACCAAATCCTTGCGGGCCAATACAACGACCCCACGGGCGGCGCGACCCATTACTACAATCCAGCCGCAGCTGATCCGAAATGGGGACGGCGCGCTGGGGGTCCGTGGCAAAAGATCGGGAACCACATCTTCGGCTTTGCAGATGGCCGGCCCGGCGGGGGGAACCGCACAGCGCAACAGCAGCCGCAACGCACATCAGGCATGGCTTTGGGTGCCCTGCCCCCTGTCACATAAGAGGATCACCATGGGCCTGGGTAATTCCTTCGCTAGCTTCGTCAACGGCTTCGCCAGCGGGCGCGACATCCGCCATAAATGGGAGGATCGCGCAGACGAAAAAGAGCGCCAGAAGGTGCTGGACGGCTACGAGGCCGAACGCCAGAAGCGGCTTGGCGAGGCCCACGGCTGGGACCGCGACCGACACGGCTGGGCTGGGGAGCAGCAGGACTGGGCGCGCGACCAGCACGGGTGGAGCCGGGAAACCCATATCGCGAACATGGGCGTCGAGGCCGACAACAACCGGGTGCGCGACCGGCAATGGGATGACTTCATCGGCGATCGTGCCGCGGCGGCTTCGGCCTGGGAGGCCATGCAAGGTGGCCTTGGTGCAGCGCCCGCCGAAGCCGCGCCTGCGGTGAACCTGACGCCGGTGACGGCGCAACAGCCCGGCCCTGTCGAGCGCGCAGCCTCCGTCAGCCTTGGCCTTCCCCCGGAAGGGCGCGAACAGAACCACAATGGCCGTCTGTTGCTGCCGCCAATGAAGGCACAGGGCGGCTATTCCATTCAGCCCGGCGCAGCCGTGGCCCCGGCACCCGTCCAGCGCACACCAGCCGAAGGCCTTGGCGCAGCGCCCGCTGCCAATGTTGTCGGAGCCGTGACACAGGCCATTGAGGCGGTTGCCAAGACGCCTGCGGGGGCAACCACCGTTTCAACTCTGCCGCAGCTTGGCATCGCGCCTGGACAGGCCCTCACTCCGAAGCAAATGGATCAGGTTGCCGACCGAAGCATGCGCGCCTATCGGGAGAAGGGCGCGTCGATCTACCGGGATCACCTGATGCAGCAAGGCCGCTTCGAAGAAGCGCAGGCCTTCGACACCTTCATCAGCGATGCCGCCACCCAGGAAGGGCTGCGGCAGTGGCATCGCGCCGGTGCCGCCATCCTGTCAGGCGACGAGGCAACGGCGGTCAGTGCAATGGCCGATGCATTCAATGACACCAACTACAACCCCAGCCCATTCGAGGTGGTGAAGGATCAGAGCAGCCTCATCAAGGATGATTTAGGCGAGACGATCGGGGTCAGGCTGGTGATGCGCAACCGCGAGACCGGCGAGGTTACGGTCGAGGAAGATCAGGTGGATAATGTGCTGCAACGGCTGCACTATCATATCGCACCGGAAAACGCGATGGCCCGCTGGCAGGAGCGCGCCAAGCCGAAGGAGTTCCGGACAATCACCGGCGCAGAAGCCAAGGCTCTCGGTCTGGATCCGGAAAAGGCATACAACCTTGGGTCGAATGGAGAGGTCAAGGCGATTGGCGGCGGTGGCGTGACCGTGAACAACAATGGTGGCAGCAAATTCGATGATGAGTTTGCGAAGACCGACGCAGCCGCCCTTGCCACTGTCGCTGAAGCAGGCCTAGCGGCAACCCGCAACATTTCCCGTATTGAACAGCTCGAAGCCCTTCTGGATGCCAGCCCATCCGGTTTCGCCGCAGCTGCGGCGCTGCGGGCGGGCGAATGGGGCATCAACACCGAGGGGCTCGATACGATCCAGGCGGCGCAGGCCCTTATCAACTCGTTGGTGCCCGAGCAGCGCCAGCCCGGCAGCGGCCCGATGTCCGATGCCGATTTGGCGCTGTTCAAGCAGTCCCTGCCCCGCATCATCAACCAGCCGGGAGGCAACAAGCGCATCATCGACACAATGCGCGCTATTGCCCAGTACGATGCGGAAGGCGCGCAAATCGTCCAGCAACTGCGGGACGGCAAGATCAACCGGGCGGAAGCGTTCCAGTTGCTCCAAGGGCGCAGGAACCCGCTGGACAGCTTTGGCGATGGCACGGCAGAGCAATCAGGAAGTGCAGATGAACCAACGGCAACCGCGCCGACTGGCAACGAACCCTCTCCGCAGCATGCAGGGCAACTCGCGCCAGGCCACATAGAAGACGGGTTTCTCTTCAAGGGCGGTGATCCCGCCGATCCGAGCAATTGGGAACAGGTGCAGTAATGGGTGGACCTTGGGAAAAGTACGCAGCGCCGACCCAGCCCGCCAAGGATGGTCCTTGGACGCGCTACCAGTCGCAAAGCACAGTGGCGCCGGCAGAACAGGTCGCGGATATGGCCGCGCCTGAGGGCTCTGCCCAGCGCCCGCGCTCACATGTGCTGATGGACGAATACGACCGCGCCGTGGCCGCTGGCGACGATGCAGCGGCCGACCGGCTGCTGCGCGAGGCGACCTTTGCTGCGACACAGGACGGTACCGCACCGGACGGCGTAACCTTCAACCCCGCCACCGGTCAGATGGAGGATCTTACGCTTCGCCAGGATCCGACGCTGTTCGGCGGCAGGACAGGCGCAGCCATGCAGGGCGCCGGCCAAGGCCTCAGCTTTGGCGCCATGGATGAGGTCGTCGGCGCCCTGCACGGCCTGACCGGGCCAGGAAGCTATGCCGAGAACTCGGCCTATGCACGGGACGTGATGCGGGACGACCTAGCCAGGGCTCGAGATGAGCATCCTGTCGTGGCCTACGGTGCAGAGATCGCCGGCGGCGCAGCTTCCTCCATCGGCGCGGCAAGCGCGCTTGGAATGACAGGTGCTGGAACTCTCGGGGCGCAGGCCCGTCAGGGCGCGGCGCTGGGCGCGGCAGAGGGGGCGGTTTATGGCGGGATGAGCGCAGAAGGCGGCGCAGCGGAGCGGGCGGCTGGAGCAGCTAAGGGCGCCGGAATTGGGGGGCTGACGGGCTTCGCGGCGCCTTATGCCATTGAGGGTGCGCGCCGCGGCTTTGACACGCTGGTCGGCGGCCCGGTTGCCAGCATGCGATCAGCGCCCAGTCAGGTGCGGGCCAGCCGCGCCGTGCAGACTGCCGTGGACCGCTCCGGCCGGTCGGTGGACGAGATCGAGGCTGGGATCCGCAACGCTCATGCTGCTGGCCAGACCGGCTATGCCATAGCCGACGCAACCGGCTATTCGGGACAGCGGATGCTTGCCGGCGCCGCACGCACGCCGGGCGATGGACGGCAGGAGATCGTGGAATTCCTGACCCGCCGCCAGGACGGGCAAGGTCGCCGGATCGCGGGTGCCTTGGACGATGCGTTGAACGCGCCCCGCAACCCGCAGAACCTGCCCGCTGTTCCAGGTGGACAAGCCCCTAAAGACTTCCGAGGCGCGACGGCCGACGCGGTGCGCGACCGCCTGACCCGGGCGCGCAACACGGTTGCAGATGCCGCCTATGAGGCGGCGCGACGCGATGCCGGGCCAGTCGATGTGCGCAACGCCCTCTCGGTGATTGATGAACGGATCGCCCCGATGCAAGGCAGCGGCATCGCGGGCGACGGCATCGACGCCAAGCTGACCCGATACCGATCCAGACTGGCCGCACAGCCGGGTGGCGAGGCCTATCCGGGCGCTTCGTCAGTCGAGCTATCCGACTTCAACCGTATTCTGGGGGTCAAGCAGGACATCGCGGATGACATCGGCGCTGCGGTGCGCGCGGGCCGGAATTATGAGGCGCGGACTCTGATGCAACTCAAGGACGCCCTGGACCAGGCTCTGGAGGGTGCCAGCGGCGCTTACCGCGAAGCCAATGACGGCTTCGCCCGCGCCTCGCGTGTCATCGACCAGATCGACGCCGGAAAAGCCGCGACCAGCCCGCGCGCGAGGGTGGCCGATACGCTGGGCCACTACAGGGCGCAGACACCTGAAGGACAGGCTGCGTTTCGGGCAGGTTACACCGATCCTCTCATGGCGAAGATAGAAAATTCGGCGCCCGGCGTGAATAAGGCCAGACCTTTCCTGTCGGATGGTGCAACCGAGGAACTGCGGGCCATGGCCAAAGACCCTGACGATCTGCTTTCCTTCCTGCAACGCGAGAACACGATGTTCCAGACCGCCAATGCAGCGTCGGGCGGATCAATGACGGCGGACAATTTGGCCGACTCGGCGGATGTGCTGACGCGGGGATCCTCGGCCGTCGGCAACCTGCTGACCGGCAACTTTGTCGGCGCAGCCCGACAAATCGCGGACGGAGTGATGAACACCTTGTCTGGCCGCAACACCGCGACCCGAGAGGAAATCGCCCGGATGCTGCTGTCGGGGGATATCCGGGACGTTCTGGCCCCTGCGATCGAGCGAGAACTGCAAAACGCCCTGCGGTCGGCTTATGGAGAAGCGGCGATCCGGTCGTTGGAGCGGACGACGAACCCGCTTTAGGGCAGCATCACGAGCGCGAAGATACCAACGGCCGGAGCAATCAGCCCGACGAAGAACACCCAAGCAGACGCGCGGCCCATCTGGCCGCGCTCTTCCTTTGCGACCCTCCAAACCATGTAGGCGCTTAGCGCGAAAAGCGTGTTGCCGAGGATGACGGCGCCAACGGTTTGCCAGAAGATGATGTGGTCCATGCCCCGCAGATTATAGGGCGCGATACAGCCAGGGAAGCGCAAAGATTGGGGTATCTTGTGGAACCACTTCCCAGCCGCTCGAGCCCAGCCGTCCGGCGTCAGTCTTCCAGGTCCTCATCCACCTGAGTGATCAACTTGTCCGGCCTCTCCCAAACCGTTCTAGCAAAGCAGATGGCAGCTACGGTTTCAACTCCGTGAGCGCGCATCAAGCGAGACGCCGCCAGCAAGTGGCCGCCCGTTGTCTTGACGTCGTCCACAAGAAAGGCCCTCGTGATGCCCTCTGGGGGCAAAAACCGCATCTTGCTACGGAGTACGTTTGGGTGCCTTGTCCCTCCGCCCCCTGCTGCTTTGGGCATGATCTCGATCCAACGGAATGGCATCTCCACAGGAATGGGAGACCTCGCCGACCTGATCGCATTCGCTAAGCGTTCTGCCTTTGGGTCTTCCCCAAATGTGGTGCAGCCTGAACTCGGCAGGACGAAGATGGCAGTTCCCGGGTCTTGCTGGCCGACTGCCTGCACCACTTTCTGCCCGAACCAAGTCACGATTGGCAACGTATTCTGAGCAGTGATCCTTTGCGTCTTTCCGCTTATCGAAACGTCAGAGTAGCCTTTGAACTGGCCGCCTTTCAGCGCCATCGTCACATTGTAGGCCATCCAGTCCGCCGTTTTTTCTCTGTCGTAACTGGGGTATGCGATAAAACTGCGAACCTTCATGCGTCTCCGCCATAGACGGCTTCCAATAATCCGTCTGTCGTCTCCAGAATGTGGGTCTTTTCTTGTCCAGAGAACTTCTGCGGCCAATCCACGCGAGGATTGTCCAGCATATTCCTGGCAATCCCCAGCCACCGGCCAAGCCGCTGACATTCAGCCGCCTGGTGCAGGCTACCGGATGTGTTTGATGCCTCAACGATGACACTGGCATCAGAGACGGCTGCCATGGTTCGGTTCCTGGCAGGAAAATTCGCCGGGTAAACTCTGGACTTCGGAGCGAACTGAGAAATCAGCAGATGTTCGCGGTAGATCAGTTCCTGGAGTCGCTTGTTGGCAGCAGGATAGGCTTGGTCCAAAGGTGTCCCAATCACGGCTGCAACGCGCCCGCCTGCCTCGATCGCGCCGGTCAGGGCGCAAGTGTCGATGCCGGCGGCAAGACCGCTCACGACCGTAACGCCACGCCGGGCCAACTCTCGACCGAGCTTCGCGGCACGGCGACAGCCATCTGCTGAAGCGTCTCTAGCTCCAATCACCGCAATGGCCTTGCGCTCCAGGACAGACACATCTCCCGCGATGTAAAGCCGGACTCCTTGGAGTTCGGAGTTGGTGTCCTCATCAATCTTCAGCAGGCTATACTGCTTCGACACCTGTGGAGCCCTGCCGATTTTGCGCAGCAGTTCGCCCAGGCTCGATAATTCAACAGACGGAGGCGGAGTATACCCGGCCTCGCGCCGCGGTGCGCGTAGGGAGGAACGATCGGTCGGGGCGCTTGCGTGGTGCATGGTTCACCTTAATCCGGCGCTGGGCAAAATTTCCAGTGATTCTCGGGATTGATAGGGAGTGTTGTCGGCGCCCCCGCCATCCCGGTGATGAACGTCGCTGTCAGATGGTCTGCTTATTGCGGATCAAGGACATGGTCGAACCCCATCTCCTTCAGGACGGCGGGGGCGCTGTCTGGAAACTCAGCAAGAAAAACCCTGACCACCGCCGCTACGGCCTGGCGCTGTTCCTTCTCTTTGTCCGGGTCGGGATCTGGGTCAAGCTGGGCAATTCTGTCCAGGGTATTCACCATCCCTGCAAATGACAGTTTTCGTGGCGCCGGGAATTTTTCCTCAAGGACCGCCAGAATTTCAGCATTCATGGATCTGTTGTTGGCTTCGGCAGCGGCCTTGATCCGAGCGCGCATCCCGTCGGGAAGGCGAAGCATGAATTGTTCGGTTAGAGCGCGGTTTTGTGATTCTGCCATAATAGTAGCCATAGGCGAGAATTTTGTTGACGGCTATATTCGCCATAGGCTACTACTCCCCTTAGGCTATCATGGAAGGGAGACATGCAGAACAGATCAACGCCGGACCAATACATGCTTCGCCTGCCGGTCGGCTGGCGCGAAGTCGTAAAGGCCGAAGCAAAGAAGGGGCATCGATCGATGAATGCGGAAATCCTCGCAGCCATCGAGACCGCGATGCGGATCAAGGGGGTGCAGCTTGAGAAGGCATCCTGAAACGAATGAAGCCGCCGGGACGGCCATCCCAACGGCTTCGATGAACCCAACCAGCTATGAAAGGGCTTCGCCCATGAATATGCAGCACAGTGCATCGAAAAGCAACCTACCTGTGATTTTCACGGAAAGTGTGACGCTGACGATGAGCAGCCGCGAGATCGCGGAACTCTGCGAGACCCGGCACAACCAAGTCGTTGAAACGATTTCGCGTCTTTTCGGATCGGGAGTTTTACGGGAGAGCCGTAATACTACTCGCCGCGTCCAGCCAGAGGGTGGTGGTCGCCCGATGGAGGTCTATGACCTAACCAAGCGCGACACCTTGGTTGTGGTCTCCGGCTACAAAGACGAACTGCGGGCGCGCATCATCGACCGCTGGCTGGAACTGGAAGGACAGAGCATTCCTGCCAGCCTCACCGGCCCACAACTGATGGCTGCCGCCCTGATAGAGGCGGACGCCACGATGAAGGCGCAGGCCCTGCAAATCAAAGCGATGCAGGCCGACGTTTCTGCGCACGAGAGACTGACCAAAGCTGATGGGTCATTGAACGTCACCGAGGCCGCGAAGAACCTCGGGATGCGTCCGAAAGACCTGTTCGACTGGCTGTCGCATAACGGATGGATCTACAGGCGGGCGGGCTCAGCGAATTGGCTTGGCTATCAGCCGAAATGCAACCAGGGCTTGATGGAGCATAAAAGCACGACCGTCACTCGCGCGGACGGCAGCGAGAAGATCAGCGAACAGGTGCGGATCACGCCGAAGGGCCTTTCAGTCTTGTCAAAGCTGATCTTCCCGACTGCCAAGCTGATCGGGGGTGCGCAATGATCGACGGCGCATTTTCCCGCGATGCCGCGGAGCGGTTCATGCACTTCGAGCCTGCCCTGATGGCCACCCTGGCGGCGGGTCGCGGCAAACCTGGGGTCGATCAGGACCAGCTGCGCGATGCAATCTCCATCTTGTCGACTCTGCGGGCGGAAGCGACCTCCTGCCTCCGGCAGATCGGGGGTGCAGCATGAAGCGCCGTGAACTTTTGGGCGCTGGCCTTCTTCCTGTTGCCGTTGCCGTCCTTCCGGCCGCTGTCGCTGCCCAACACGAACGTCCGATCATGTCTCTGTTGCGCGAGTGGCAGCGGCTTCGTGATGAGGAAGCGTCCATCATCGACAGCGGTCACGAGTTTGACAGCAAGCCCGTGCAAACGGTGAACCGCCGGATCATTGCTACTGAGCGAATGATCTTCGCGGAGCCAACAACAGACATGGCCGACTTGGCAGCAAAGCTCTGCGTGGCGACTGGGCTTGGCGATTGGGACCTCGAAGGGAAGGAGTTCCTTTGGGATGAGGCACGGACGTTGATCGGGAGGATCATGTAATGGCGACGGCGAAAACCAGCACCGCAATCACCCTGCCCCGCATCGACATCAAGTTGATGGAGGTGCATGTCGTCGGAGATAGCCCGTTGATCGTCCATGCCTGGAGTCAGAAGGCCAAGCGACAGATGCTGGATAAGCAGATGAAGCGGGCAACCGGCGCCAAAGAGGCGAAGGATCCTATCGCTGACTTTTCCGCCTCTCTCTATCGCCTGCCTGATGGCGGCTACGGCTTCCCTTCCGTGGCCTTCAAGACGGCCGCTGTGACGGCCATCACATCGGTTGCCGGAATGACCAAAGTTGCGGCACGGCAGGCCTTCCACATTCTAGGCGAAGATGTCGATGTCGAAGGCGCTTTTGAAGGGACCAAGGCACGCCAGAACCTTGTTCGCCTTATCTCCGACGAGCCGTCGATGCGCGAGGATCTAGTGCGCGTCGGAATGGGAACGGCAGACCTGCGCTATCGTGGTGAGTTCGCGGACTGGGCCGCAAAACTGCTGATCCGTTTCAATGCGAATGTGCTGTCCGAGGAGCAGATCCTGAACATCGTAAACGTCGCCGGATTTGCTGTCGGCGTTGGTGAATGGCGACCAGAACGGGACGGCAGCTACGGCATGTTCCGGGTCGCGACAGAAGACGACTTGGCCAGATTGGAAGGTGCAGCATGAAGATCGCGAAGTTCGAGTTTTCGGATGGCGCCCGGTTCCAGCCGGGCGCGAAGAAGGACGACCCCAATCTGGTCGGCCAACACATTGAGTTCCTGCGGCAGCAGCAGAAAGGAGAACTGACACCCAAAGACGTCTTGGACGATGCGCGCAACCCGAACAGCCCACTTCACAGCTTCTTCGAATGGTCCGATAGCGAGGCGGCCGAACAGTATCGGTTGCAACAAGCGCGGGGGCTGATCCGAGCCGTGGTGGCTGTCTATGTCTCGGACGACAGGCCTGCGGTTCGCGCTAAAGCCTATGTCCACATCCCTGAACCAGGGGCGCAGCACTATCGCGAGGCAACCCACGCGATGTCCCACGCCAAGACCCGCGAAATGGTCTTGCGGCGGGCACTGGATGAACTGATCGGGTGGAAAAGGCGGTATCGCGATCTGGAAGAGTTCGCGCAGCTTGTCACGGTCATCGACCAGCTGCGCGATGAGATTGCCGCATCCCGCTAGGGGCGCGGCTGGCATGGTAAGGCAGGCAAGGCCAGGATTGGCAAGGCAAGGCAAGGCAGGCAAGGCTAGGCACGTCCAGGTGTGGCGCGGCGCGTCCGGGTCCGGCATGGCAGGCAAGGCGAGGCAAGGTCTGGCATGGCGAGGTATGCCATGGCAGGCGAGGCGAGGCGGGGCGCGTCCAGGTGAGGCGTGTCACGGCGAGTTCCGGCAACCACAGGGCGGTCCTTCGGGGCCGCCCTTCCCTTTTCCCTTAGTAGGCGGGCAGTTCCCCGCGCCTCTGCGCCTCCGCCAAAATGGCTCCAACGTATCGCTGCATGTCGGCCGGCAGGATGCTCAGGTAGGGAGACTTTTGACCACGCCACGGTCGAAAAAACTCCTGTGTCCAAGGCAGAATGATCATGTTGCTGCCTTTGAGCACGAATGTTGTCGGCGTTTTCAGATGCAGGGCATTCAGCATCGAGAAGTTGCCGATCGCCAGTGTCGGCTCCAGCCAAGGCTTTACCGCTTGGGAGGTGCCGTAGGCGATCCGGCAGAAGTGCATGCCGGTTTCAGGATCTTGCGCACGACCGCAAACAAGTAGCGGTCGTGGGTTTGTTGCCCAAGTGTCTTTAGGTGCAGTTTCAGGAAAAAACCCCGTCACGATGCTGTAAAGCGCCGGCGGGGTTGCTTCCCAAGTCATTCCACACCCTACGCGAATTAAGCGTGGGCATGCTCATCAAGACTGACGAGTCGTCCTTGGCCGATGCCGAAACGTTCATTCAGCTTCGTGCGCCAAGCTTCAATCTTTTCCTCGGCCACCACGTCAAAGCATGCGTCAGCCTCGGGTGCGAAGTGCTGGCGGTCATTCTGCTTGTCGCGGGGTTTACGAAGGCTCATTGCTACTCCTATCGGCTCATCCTAAGCCATTGGATCGAATCAGAGGCGTTCGGTGAGGGGTATTTAAGGTTCCCGTTCCTGGCAGTCTAGGCCTTTCACATTAAAAGTGAACATCCATTCTTTCACCGTACGCATGAAAAACACATAAGTGGTTAAGATGTTCCTTACGCCTTCTGGTTGCGGCGTATCTTGACACCATGCTTGAGAAACAACCCCTGATTGTGTCATATAGGACCGGCAGGGACACAGGACGTGGGCTTGCGAGACTTGATCTCGGAGATCCCATGTCCACCGCCATGCCCGCCTCTCGTGCGCAGCTTTCCCTGAATGAGACGTACGGCGCGCCTCCGGCTGGCAATCCGGAACCTCTACCTATTCGTCAGACAGTCGAAATAGACGGGCGGCCCCTGGGCCTGCCCGCACCCATGGTCCCCGCCGGCGGCAGCGGCGTGGATCAAGCCGCCGCGCCCGCCTTTCCCTCTCTCGGGGCGGGCGCGGCGGCAACCGAATTGGGCATAGCCCCACCAGAACCGACTGCACCTCCTGCGCAAGTTGCCGGCCCGGTGGAAGCGATCGCGCAACAGCTTCAGGCTTCCCTACCCGAAACAGCGCCTGAACCTGCCCCGCGGTTCCCCGATCAGAAGCCGGGCGGCACAATCGTGCTGGGCAGCAAGAACGGAGCCAACGGAAATGCCGTGTTCCTGGGCGAGACGCCGAACGGCGCGATGATCCGCATCCAGGGCCGTGAAATCGAACTGACTCCCGAGCAGTTCGACCGGGCGCGCGACCAAGCCGAGATCAACGAGGCCAAGCTGAAGGAGGGCACGGCCAATGTGGAACCCTCAGGCGCAGAGGCCGGGGCCGACCAGCGTATCGACGCCCCTGGGATGGGCGATGGACGCGCGAACGGCGGCCAAGGAATTGAAGCGGTCGGGCCTGCTGTCGAAGCGGGAATACCGGGACTTACTGGCCTGGATCGACAACCCGAACCGCAACAGCTTGGAGATGGCGCGGCTGGATCTAGTGATCTGGGCGACATGGTTCTGGCAGATGGCACCGGGGAGTTGGGCGGTTCACTGACCTCCACTGAAATTGCACCACAAGCCAACCCGGAAGCTCTCACAGTTGCGCCTGGCGCGGTCGCTGCGGCAGCGGAAGCCACCAACCCAGAACCGACCGACGCGCAGAAGCAAGCGGAGAACTATAGAACGGGCAAGGCCGCGTGGAAGGGCCTTCGCCTCTCTGTCGAGAACAAGGCGGGCAGCACCCGCAGCGGGACCGACCCAAACGGGCAGGCTTGGTCCGTCACCATGCCCGCACATTACGGTCGAATCCTTCGCACCGAAGGTGCTGACGGCGATCATGTCGATTTCTACATGGGGCCGAATGAGGCCAGCGACACCGCCTGGATCATTGACCAGGTGGACGCTGAGACCGGTGCCTTTGATGAGCATAAGCTGATGCTGGGCTTTGACAGCGCAGCGGAGGCGCGGGCAGCACATGAGGCGGCCTTTTCTGATGGCAAAGGCGCGATCCGTCGCGGCGGCATCAAGAAGATGACCGTGCCCGACCTGAAGGACTGGCTCAAGACCGGCGACACCAAGAAGCCGGTCACCCGGAAGGTAAGGGCTCAGCGTCAGCCCAAAGCCCCTAGATAAGAACTGAAAGCCACTAGTCCTGAGACGAAAGCTCCTAGTTAGCCCCCACGAACGGAACCCCAAACTGGACCGCGTGATACGGGAAAGCCTGGCCCCCACGATCTACTAATCCTGCTGGATTGGCGCGGTGCGATCTGGTAAGGTCGCACCATCACAGGTTGCACAGGACGTGTTGCCCTCCCGTTATTGGAGCGCGCGTCCATGGCCTTGTCGCCCATCAAGATGAATGTCAACGCGGCCCCTGTGGAGCCCGCCGACAATCAACGCCTTCTGGGCATCACGGCAGACGGCGAACTGGTCCAGGTCGAAGTTGATCTGAAGGTCTCGGGCGTGCCTTCGGGCACGCAGGGCCAGCTTGTCGGCTACGATGCCCAGGGCAATCCTGTGGCCGTTCCTGCACCCACCGTCAGCGACCCCTATGACGACAGCGAATTGGTCCAGGTCATTTCAGCGCAGGGCCAGCGCCTTGAGGCGGCGGAACAGGCGTTGGGCAACTTGCCCGCGCCCGTGGACATCGCCCCCATCGCGGCCCGTCTCGATACTGTTGAGCAGGGCTTGCCGGGTTTGGCAAACCGTGTCGGCGCTCTTGAGGATGCTTTTGCGGGCCTTCCAGAGCCTGTCGATCTTGCACCGTTGACCAATCGCGTTGCGGCCGTCGAGGAAGGCTTGGCAGCCGTTGCCCAGCCTTATGACGACACGGAGCTGCGCAGCGGAGTCAGCGCGCTCGAAACGGCCTATGCCGATGCCGCTGCGCGCCTTGCGGCGGCCGAGGCCTTGCTTGCGGACCTGCCGGAAGGCGTGGACCTGGGGCCGATCCAGACCGAGATCGCGCAGCTGAAGGCGCGGCTCGACGCCATTGACGGCTTCGTCAACCGACCGCCGACCAGCAGCCCCATCCCGCCCCAAGCCCTGACCATCGGCGTTCCCTTCGCTGCGGATTTCTCGGGCTATTTCGATGACCCGGACGGCCACACCCTGAACGCCGCCGAGGTTAGCGGCGCCCTGCCGCCCGGCATCACGCAAGATGGCTTCCGGTTCGAGGGCACGCCCACGCAGACCGGCACCTTCACCGTCACCCTGGTTGCCTCCGACCTATACGGAGCGCAGGCCAGCCGAACGATCGCGTGGACGGTGGCGGCCGTCCCCGTGACCGGCGCCAGCTTCATCCCGACGCCGGGCGGCTTCACCGTCCAGAACCCTGGCGCCTTCTCTGAAACCATCTTTACGCCCACGCAGGGCGGCTTCACCGTGGAGACTGCAAATGCCTAACGTCGCGGGCGTATTCGTCAGCCAGGACGGCACAAACTGGACCTATCACGCAGGCAACACGGTATCTGGCTATGCTGGTGGTGCCGCCCTGATGGCGCGGCTTGCTGGCCCTCTTGAAAACCTGACCACCTTGCAGTTCCCGCCAGCCGCCCCGGCCTTCACGGCGGGATCAATTGCGATGGACGGCGCAGATCTGGTCATCACGCCCCATGCAGTGACAGGGAACCCCGCGCCAAACGTCACCTTCACGCTCACGCGGAACGGCGTGTCTGTCTTGGGCGAAATTGTGGATGGTCGCATCCCGGACGCTGCGCCGGGCAACTACGTCGCCACCTGGGTTGCCGACAACGATGTTGAGCCGAACGATACCAGAACGATCCCGCTGACCATCGCGGCGCCAGATGTGATGCAGATTGGCCTTGCTCCTGGCGTTTCCCTGCCCACGCCCGGCTTGTTCGACGGCATGTCACTCGACAACATTCCGGGATACGCGGTCCTCGCCAATCCCGCGTCCTATGCTTCAAGCGATGCGCAAGGCGGCGTCGGGACTGTCACGTTCAGGATCGACGGCAACCCGATCACAGCATCCACCATGCTGCTGACAGACGGAGTCCTGACGGTCGTTGCGGAAGGCACGAATGGCGAAGTGCCGCTAGTCTACACTGTCGGCACGGTTCAGTGGGCGTGGACGGCCGAGGTCAACGAGGCAGAGCAAACGCTGGCCTTCTCGGACAACCCGGCTGCCCCTGACGCTCTCGCGATCACGGTTGACGTGGAAATCGCAGGCGTCAGCTACCAGTTCGCGCAGACCTTGGGGGAAATTCGGGCAAGGCCCAGGTTCGCGCAAGGCTTCCCCCGACTGGTGACGCCCGACAAGCCGGTCCTCCAAGTTGGGGATACGATCAGCGTGGACATCGGCCCCGTCATCGTTGTGGGCGGCTTCTCGGTCAATGCGCGCCAAGTCCGAAATGGCGAAATCTACTCCGCCGTGTCTGGAACCAGTTACCAGATCAACGAGAATGACTATGGCGCATCCCTGGGGTTCAACGTCCTGCTGACCGATGCGCGAGGGGCTGGTGCAGCCACGGCCGGAGCAACCGAAGTCGCCTCTGTCGAGGAACTTGTCCCTGACGCGACGGTGCCGCAATTCGTGCGTGCCGGAACGGGCGTGACAGTGGGTGTCGGCACATTGACCGTCCCTATGCCGGAAGCCGAGGTCGGCAACCTCATCCTCCTGGCTATCGCGCAGCGCGCACCCGATCCCGCGCCGACGTTCTCGGGGTTTGATCCGGTCGGCTATTACCAGAGCGGGACAGGGACGGGCCAAGTCGGCCTGGGCATCTACAGGCGCACAGCGGGAGCCAGCAACCCGAACGTTTCGTTCTCGTCCGCTGATTGCGCCGCCGCACAGGCGTTCGTGTTCTCCAACGTGGGCAACGTGGTGGCCTTCACGCCGGAGACGAAAGGTTCGTCAACGTCAGTCACGATTGCCGCAGGCGGGACGCCCGCAGTGGGCAGCTTGGTTCTGCCGATCTTGGCAACACGGTCTGGACCCTTGACGGCCAAGCCTAGCGGCACGGCCAACCCTGGATTGCCCGGCCTGATTGAGATCGGAGACGTTCGCACCCAGGAAGGGGCAGACGCTTCGATCACGACCTTCGTGGATCGCTACGCGGAAGGTTCCCCGGCGCTTGGGTCAACGACCACCACCATCGGCACATTGACGAAACAGTGGGTCGGCATTCACATCAACCTGACGGCGGCAGCATGAAATACTCTCTCGGAAACGTAACCACCGGATCACCTGTAAAGGCATATCGGCGCAACGCCTCCCAGTTGGCAATCGCAGCCTACGGGGTCATCTCGTCGCCGCCTCCCCCGCCGCCGCCGCCGCAGGGGAACGATAAGGTGCCCCTGACTTCACCGTCCATCGTGTCCATGCGGAACCAGTATGCGGCGATCTGCCGTGTCGGGACCGTCGAAGGTGCCACATCCTACGATATGCGCTGGTCGTGGGATCAGACCAACTGGACGCAGGTTTCCAATGTCGCCGAAATCCATGAACTGGTGTTCCCAGGTCACTCCGCAAATCGGAAACTCTACGCCGAACATCGCGCCGTGGTCGATGGCGTGGCGCAGTCCTGGCAGGCGCGCGGCTCAGGCACAGTCGTAGCGACCGGGCCGATCCAACTCATCGTCCATCCGCGAGGCAAGGAATGGCAGATTGGGGATCGTCTGGCGGATTATGTGTCGCCGGAAGGGCTGACCCTTGCGCAGATGGCCAATGCGTCGAACGTCATCGCTTCGGATGGCGCGGTCGTCACGGCCGTCAACCTGCTTTGGAACAACTATGTGGGCGACCTTAAATCGCTAACGCAGCGGGCAGATGTGCATGAGCAGGTTCACTACGCCATACAGGTCCAATACAGGACAGCGGCGGGGTCCGATCAGACGGCGATATTCGATCCCATCCCGCGACTGGCTGCCCCGACCGTCTGGCTCGACGTGCGCGAAACGCAGGGGACAGACCAGATCAACATCCCGGCCAATGTGCCGGACGCGATGGTCTTGCCGGACTTCAAGCACGTCATCAATGGCATCACCTACACGACCAGCGGCGTCACCGTGGCACAGCTTCGTGCTGGTCCCGTAGCCGTCACGGGGGCGTCTGGTGTGACCATTGCTAATGTCGCGGCGGGACAATGGGCGACTGTAGGGGTCGCGGCAGGCGCGGACATGATGGTCCATATGGGTCGCCAATATGTCTGGCTGCCGGTCTATGGCTCCAACCCTGGCCCAAGGGCGGGGATCACCTTGACCCGCGCCGACCAAAAGGTCGTGGGCGAAGGCGTGATGGCCGAACTCAAGGTCTGGGGCTTCAACTCACGGCGCAACTGGCGCGAAGTCTGGGACGACCCGTTCCACACTCTTGAGGCCCAATGGACGGTTCCGGGCGGGGCGCGCACCGTTCCCCTGAACATGCGCACGCCCTGGCGTGACGGGACCAAAGCCTTTGGCTTCTCCCCAAAGTTCGTAGTCGAGACCGCAGGGAACTGGACTGTCTCGGTCATGGTGTCGGAACTGTCGAGCGGAAAATTCGCCTTTACCACGTCGGCAACGCAGACCACCGTCGATCCGAACACGGCCTTCCCCGGCGCGCAGACCATCATCGTCACGGGCGGCGGCAGCACAGCGGGCGCACCGGCCGGGGCTACGGTTGTATCCACCCCGACCGAAGCCGATGCCGCGGTTAAGGCGAACGCTTTGCCCAAGCGCGTGATGTTCTCGTCGCATATCGCGAAGCACGTTCTGACGAAACAAATCGTCTTCTCGACGGGATGGCCGAATGTGTATCTGGACAGCTATGGCCCCGGCAAGGCAGTCCTGGAGTCCACGGTTTCCAGCATCCTTGTCGTTTATGCCAAGAACGTTGGTCAGAGCGGGGTGATTATCCGCAATCTGTATCTGAAAGGGGGCTGGGACCCGACGACGGAAACAGGCCCGAGGTTCAAGGGGATCATCTTCAACATCGGAGGCTTCAGCACTGTTTCTCGCTGCATCTTTGAGGGCCTTGAAACAAACCTGAACACGGTGACTTACGAGCGAGCCGGTATGATTATCGCTGCGCATAATCAGTCGAAGTCTCACCTGGATTTCATCACCTATTTCGAAGGTCCGCATGTCGGCATGATCGGAAACCAGTTCATGCAGCATGTCGATGCCTTGCAGGGCGGCGGCAGCAAGCAGGGGCCGAACCGTCACTTCATCCGCTTTGAGAGATGCCTGAGTGTCTATGCGGAAGGGAATGACTTCTTCACCCGGAACGGCTGGACCACCTCGGCCTTCGGGCCTGCAGATCAGGCGTTCCGGGATCACCGCAACGACCCGAAAAGCAATGGACACTTCGTCCAGAACTCCTTTGAGGGCGGCTTCACGATGTTTGCCCAAGGCGCAGCATCCCCCGACCAGACCGGACTAGGTATTCTGTTCCCCTGCAACACCCTTGTCGAGCGGAACAAGTTCACGACCTCGGCGCGAACCACAGGCATCATCACAGCAATGCCCTGCACGACCATTCGCGGCAACGAGATGATCCGGGTGAACGCCAAGGTTGTCCCGTCTTTCTCGACGGCAAAGGAAAACTTCAATGGGTTCATCTGGGTGGGCAAGGGGGACAAAAACGATGTCCATCCTTCGGCATCCAAGGAACGCGCCAAGGTTTACAGCAACAGCTTCATCGACCTGGCTACGCGGGCGACCGATCCATCAACGACTTTTGAACCCCTCCGGGTCAGGGATACATCAACTTGGGTGGAATACGGCAACAACCTGCATCACGCCCCGAACCATGAGGATTACGGCACGACGCCTTTTGCGCCGATGCAAGCTGTCGATGAAGGCATGACCCCCCGCTACAAGGGCTACCGCTGGAAAAAGAACAACATCGGCAACATCCCCGCCGGCGATCAGTTGGAGATGCTGACGGAACATGCCAGCCCCGCCGACTCGATGCGGTCGTGGCGACCTGCTGCGGGAAGCCCTGCCGCTATCGCAGAGGACGGGCTGCGGGCCTTGACGGACTTCGACGGGAACCTCGCGCCGGGAATGCCTAATGGCGTCGGAACGACGGTTGCAGGAACGATGTGGGTCGGCGCGGTGAAGCCGCTGGCGGCCTAAGACTTGCGGCGCCTTCGCATCATCGCGAGGGCGCCAAGGCCGAGGGGAAGAAGGGCGGCAGATGCGGGAAGCGGAACAGGGGGTATGGCCCTGAAACTTCCGCTATATTCCAGATGCCTCTCGCGGCTTCCGATGCGATAGTAGAACTCTCCAATTTCGCCATCCCAACGGATGATGAAGTCAGGAAGCCCAGATACCATGTGGTAGTGTTCCAGCGATGCCGGGTTCAGCGTGTATTGGCCTAAGCTATAAGCCAAAGGCCATGTAGAGTCGGAAAACGAGATGTTGATCTGACCCAATTCGTCTGGATCACTGAATCGGAGTTTTCCGCTGTACCACTTGTTCGTTTCGAAGCCCAGGAAATAGCCTGTATTCGAGGGCGGCGTGCAAGGCTGCGGTTCACAATATCCGCCCTCATTCAAACTAAACCCAACATTGTGGACGCTGGCCGCATCCGCAGCCGAACTCAACCCGACCACGACGGCAGTCGCCGCGCATAATGTTTTGAAACTCATTACCTGACCTTTCAAAAATCGAATCGTTGACCCGTGGTGATGATCCGTCTGATTGATCCGCATGTCTTGGTGAAAGCGCGGGTTGCTGATCAATCGAAAGATGAAAGCCTAGATCCGGCAAGCAAATGTCGGACCATGCTGCATTTCATCTAGCAGCACCGATACAACCTCTGGTATAGTGCAGACAACGCACAGGATGTGCCCTCTCTCGAATGGAGTGGCTGTCCCGTGAATCCTCTATCCCTGATCTATGACATGTTCCTGACCCCCGGCACGCCAGAGGGGGCTTATGAGCGCGCAGCTGCTGCCTTCGGGCACGGCATGATCGGGGTGCTGATATTCGGCCTGGTGATGTGCCTGCGTCGTGGAAGCCCGGCCTGGACGGGTGCCGCAGCGGCTGGGCTTGCCTATGCACTCACCTGGGAACTGGCGCAGATCGCCTTTGCTGGATCCTCGATCGCGGACAGCGCCATCGACGCGGCTGCCGTTCTGTGCGGCGCCATCATCGCCGCGTGCCTGTGGGCGCGCTCCCTTCCCTTCATCTTCATTGCTGCGACTGTCCTGGCCTTCCTCGGCACTCTCGCGCCGAAGGAACAAGACCATGACCGATAAGACTGCACACGCCTTCTGGGCCTTCATCCTGGACGAGGCGAAGAAGTGGCTGGCCCGCACCGTCATCATGGGCATCGCTGCGCTGGCGCTATTCCTGCTGACGCCGTTGAAAGACCGCATCGGCGGGATCTGGACCAGCCCGGACCAGCTGGCAGAGATTTCGGCCAAGCTGGACACCCTGACGGCCGAGGTCCAGAAGGCAACCGGCGAAGACAGGGTGATCTTCGAGACGGCCGGGCTGTCTTATGTCCGTGAGCCCGTCCACCTGGGCGACAAGATCCTTTACAACCTCGTGGTCCGGCGCACCCGCCTTGGCGCGGCCTGCACGCTGCTTAACCGCACCCCGATCTTCACCGACGAGTCGAACATCTCCAGCGCCGGGCCGACCGAACGGCCGGCACGGCAGGTCGGCGGTGCCGACACCCCTTTGCGGATCTTGCTGGACATCCCTGCCCCAGTCACGCCGGGCCGCGTCACGGTCTATCTCTCGCTCGAATTCGAGTGCCCCGGGAAAGATGGCACATCCAAGACCGTGTTCGACCAGACGCGGCCGGTCGCCTTCCTACTGCTGCCAAACCGGAGGACGCCGTGAAGAACGAACACTGGCAGCGGTCCTGCGAGATCAACGCCCGCTATTTTGGCGGCGATCCGACCCAGCCGGTGTGCGCCCGCGTCTATGCCCATCCCCCTGCCCTTTGGCGCCTGATCTTCCTGGGCGCGATGGTCCTCTATTTCCGCGAACGCGGGCACTGCCGGCGCATCTGGGCGGAATGGGTAGCCGATCAACAGGAGGCCCAGCCATGATCCCGATCATTCTCACTGGCGACCTGGACGGCGCCAACGCCCGTAACTGGCCGGGCCTGGTGATCCTCGACCCGGATTGCCCGAAGCCCGCCGCGGTGCTGGCGCAGGAATGGTGGGAGTCTCTGTTCAAGCTGAACCCGGTGAACCTGATCCGCACGCGGACCAGCGATTCAGCGCGCCGCAAGATGGAGATCATGGGGCACGCGATCGAGGTCGCGGCCGAAGTCCTGATCTACGGCGCCAATGAGAATTCGGCCCTGCATCGCGAAGCGCGGGCCATGCGCGCCGGCTACGACGACATCTTCGAAAACATGAGCGCCTCGGCGGTGGTCGCCGCGATGACTGCCGAGAGGCGCGACGCCCATGCCTGGGTCAAGGACCGCATCAAGAAGCTGGAAAGGTATAAATGATGACCGCAGCCTTCTTCGCCGCAGCGCGGCCGCTGTTCGGCGGCAAGATGAACCAGAGCCAGGTGAACGGCTTGGAGGCACTTCTGTCAGCCACCGCAGGCCTGCACCTGACGCACCGGGCCTATCTGCTGGCCACCGCGCACCACGAGACTGCAAAGACCATGCAGCCGGTTCGGGAAACGCTGGCCGGGACCGACGACAAGGCCATCCAGATCCTTGAATCATCCTGGGCACGCGGGCGCCTGCCGTGGGTCAAGACGCCTTACTGGCGCAAGGACAAGGACGGCAAGTCCTGGCTGGGCCGGGGCTATGTCCAGTTGACCCACAAGGCCAATTACCAGAAGGCCAGCCAGCTTGTCGGCGTCGATCTGGTGGCCAATCCGAACGCGGCAATGCGCGCCAATCTTGCCGCCAGGATCCTGGTGGAAGGGTGCAGCGCCGGCCTGTTCACCGGCAAGAAGCTGTCCGACTATCTGCCCGGCGATTACGAAGGTGCCCGGCGCGTCGTCAACGGCACCGATATGGCCAAGGAGATCGCCCGGCTGGCGCAGGGCTATGAGGCGGCCCTGCGGGCGCTGGGCGCGGCCAATGCCCCCAGCAAGCCGACACCCAATCCCGTCCCGGTCTATCCGCCCGCGCCTGCCCCTGCTGACGCTGCATCTGCAACTCCTGGCGGCCTGATCGTCGCGGCGCTGATCGCCGTGGCATTGGTCGCTGTATTCCTTCTGAAAGGATAAGGCCGTGAATCCCCTCCTGATCTTCAAAATCATCCGCGACCTCGCGATGCTGATCGAGGCTGCCAACAAGGCGGCCGGTGGCAAGCATTGGTCGGTCGCGTTCTTCAACCGCAGCTTCGTCGCCCTGGCCATCGCCACGCTGGCTTCGATCGCTCTGGCCCTTGGCCTGCAGCTTCCCATCCCGGTTGATGTGGCGACCGAGAACGTCTTGGCGATCATCACCGTGGGCGGCATCGCCTGGGCGGGCGTGGAACGCATCATGGGCAAGACCAAGGTAGTCTGGAACCGCCAGCAGGCCAACGATGCCCTGAGTGAGGCTCTGGCAAAGGCTGGGGCCAAGTGACCGCGGCGGCCATCCTCGCGGCGGCCTTCACCGCCTGCATGCCTTATGCTGATGCGTATGAGGCGATGGAGAAAGAAGGCAAGGCCCGCATCATGGCGGGCCTCAACGGCAAGGGCAATATCACGGAAGTCTGGGCCAACCCGAAGGGCGCCTGGACGGCCTTTGTCACCACGCCAGAGGGAACGTCCTGCCCGCTGGATTGGGGCAAGGAGGGCGTCGCGTCCTATCCGAAGCCGAAGCCTGGGCGGCCTGCGTGATAGACGTCTTGCATTCATCCGCAGGTTGTGGATAACCTGACTTCAACCACGGCAAGAAACAGAAAAGCCCGCTCTGCCAAGCGGGCTTTTTCATGTCAAGGGATCCGTGTGGGCTCACGACTGGCCCTCCTTGCTGCCTCGCGCGCGGATCAGGAACGCGCAGTTGACCATCTGCCCTTCGGTGGGGTTGTCATCTAGGCTGTCCCCGAACAGTGTCGCGCAACGGTCGTCTATGACCTTCGCGCACGCTTCCCGTTCGGCGGCTTTCGCGTCGTGATAAAGTTCGTTCCGCAAGGCGGTGATCTGCACGCAGATGTCGTTGGTGCTTTGACCTTCACCATCTGTGCTGCCCATCGTTGCGTGGCTGACGATCATGCGCAGCTTGCCTTGTAGCCGCTCGATGACGTCGGCTTGGGCTTTGATGGTGTCGGCCGCGTCCTTACACTTGCTGTCGTTGCAATGCTC